TTTATGTTTGTCTTTCAGGCGGAACATAATATCCTCATGCATCCATTCCACATGGCAGGTGTGGCGGGTATGTTTGGTGGTGCTTTGTTTAGTGCTATGCATGGTTCACTTGTTACCTCCTCTCTTATTAGAGAGACCACAGGATTAGACTCTCAGAACTATGGCTACAAATTCGGACAAGAAGAAGAGACGTACAACATCGTCGCAGCTCATGGCTACTTCGGACGTCTTATCTTCCAATACGCCTCCTTTAACAACTCTCGTAGTCTTCACTTTTTTCTTGCTTCTTGGCCTGTTATTTGTGTTTGGCTCACCTCGATGGGTATATGCACAATGGCCTTCAATCTCAACGGATTTAACTTTAACCAATCTGTTGTAGATGCTTCAGGCAAAGTTGTACCAACTTGGGGTGATGTCCTTAACAGGGCAAACCTTGGTATGGAAGTGATGCACGAACGTAATGCTCATAACTTCCCACTTGATTTAGCCTCTACTGCTGCTACTGATGTAGCTTTAGTTGCTCCTTCTGTTGGATAATGATATGATTCACTCGAGGCCGCATGACCTCATCGAGTGAACAGGGTGAGTAAAGAATCCTCGTTGCTGTAGCAACGGGGGTTTTTTATTGGAAACCTGTGCAAAGAACGCTATATTCGTATTATCTGATCGAGAAAAGATGGCAATTGATCTACGCCCAAAGAGAACCGTACAAGAATTAAATAATGGTATTAAGGTTTACCAAAATTTCATGAGAGAATCTGACTTCCAAAAATTTTTAAGATTCTTTGAACGATTACCTTGGTTTATAGATAATATATATAATTCATCTGTCCCTGAAGAATACCAAGATCAAAATTTCCTTCCTCATCAAGACTTCGAACCTGATCCTAAATATAACACTCAACTTAGTCATTTTTTATTTCATGTAGAGCAAGGAGCATTCCCCACTACAGAATTACAAAAGGAATTATTCTCTGCCATCTTTAGTAATATCGGAACGATATTCGATGTTTATGCTTGGGTTAAAATCAAAGCCAATATCACCTTCTGTACAGAGCACATAATAGAGCACGGTTTTCATGTAGATCGAATGCCTTTGACTACATTAAGCGAAAGTCAAACTACAGCTGTATTACATCTAGATGATTCCGATGGGTACACTAAATTTTTTCAAGATAATATTAAAATCCCTTCTAAACCCAACCAATTAATAACTTTTCCTTCACATCTATATCACACTGGAACAACCTGTACTGATCAAGACAAACGTCAAGTTCTTAATTTAAATTTCTTCGGAACTCCATGTTAAAAAACTTATTTCCTTCTTATATTTTCAATAGTGATGCTAGAAATCTAGATAATTTTGTAAACATTCAAACAGAGATCCAACAATATTTAAAAACAAAAGAGGCTAAATATTTACCTTGGTTTGGTAAAACTCATAAACTACATGAAAAATCTTTCAATATAAATCATGCAAACTTATTAGGTCATTGTCCCTTATTAAAAGCTTTTATTGAAGATCAAATTGCTAAATTTTTAGTTGAAATTAAACCGATTGAACTAGTTAAACAAACCATCGATCAATTAAAAATAGGTTCTTCATGGGCTACGAAATTTGACAATGGAGATTTTGCACATCAACACCACCATTTACCTGATGAGATTTCAGGTGTCTATTATTACCAAGTTCCTGAAACAGCTCCTTTAAATGCAGAAGAGACAAATAAATATGAAGGACATTTATACTTTGTCACCCCCGTAATGGGACATTATATGTCTCCTATGACTGCACCATTACAGAGAGTTTATGTTACTCCGCAAGAAGGTCAACTTATTCTTTTTCCTTCTTATTTAGAACATGGAGTTATGCCCTGTGAAAACAAAGATAAATCACGTATTAGCATATCTTTCAATGGTTCTATCCATCACAATACGATGCTTAAAGAAATCAAACAAAGAGATACAAAATGATGAAAGACTTAATCACAATGTTTTCAATGCCACCTCTAGGTGTCTTCGAATACGATGGTAATTTACACGACCTGAAAGAATTTGCTCTCACAACAGAATATAGAGGTTCTCCAAACCTGCAATCCGTAAATACCTATATATTGAATGAGCTAAAGCTAAAAGATTTAAAACAATTTTGTTTAGACTCTGTTCACCAATACTCGAAAGAAGTAGTAGGAATTAATCATCCTATTGAATTGCAACAATCATGGCTAAACAAATGTAATTCAAAGGTAGACATCAATAATCATTATCATTCCAATAGTTTCCTGAGTGGAGTATTTTATATAACCTCAGGTTCACCTATTGGCTTTATGTCCGACCTCACTAAAATAAACTATTCAATAGAAGCAACACCAGATTCTCCTCAACAATTTCTGCCTTCTGTTATTACATCTTTTAATTTTCCTGCTACTCCAGGAATATTGTTAATTTTTTCTAGCAATACTAATCATTTTGTTTATCCAAATGATTCAGATCAACCAAGGATCAGCCTTGCTTTTAATACATATCCCACGTTACCCTATGGAAACAATCAGCGGCTAACAGTAGTCGGTCAAAAACACAATGCCTCGTCCGAAAAATAGCAACAGGAAAACACCTCCTCAAAGGTTCACTCTTCCAAGCCCACGATCAGCATGGGGTAGGCATCTCTATAGCTTGGTAGACGAAGAAGGTAAAAAACTTTGCAAAAAACCATCAAAGAAAAGAAGATTACAACCGGATTGAGTGTGTTTGAAATTATTGTTATACCACTAATATTCCTAGAGGAATTTGTGAAACGAAGTCTGATTGGAATTTATTTGTTATGGCAACGATTTGATTATTGGAATTTCAATCGTCAATTACCAAAAGGATGAAAGATAAAACATTATATGAATTTCCTTTTAGGGAAAAAATGACAACCTCTTCTAAACCAGTTAAGCTGTGATTCCGTCTAATAAGGTTAGGCATCCGATCAACTGGTGGAAAGAAAATGGAAGAACGAGAAGCAATCCAAAAAAGAGCCATCATGGTTCATTCATTTACAGCCGAAGTCCTAGATGAAAAGTGGACTCCAACTATTGGTGCTAAAGAATTAGAGCTGGCAAATACTCGTTTAGCTGAACAACATATTCCTTGGCGCTGGCGTTGGCATACAAAAACTAGTAACCTTGCAGGGTCAATCACTCTGCAAAATGCTACAGCTTAAAGCTGCTCTCGTTTCTATTGCAGCAGAATTCACTGGAAAATATTCTCCATTCCAATCTGTCCAGATCTCGCCAGCTGGAGTGGATAATGGTGTCTTCGTTGCTTCTACAGACAAAGGTAATATTGCTTGCCTTGCTTATGACCCTGCTGGTAAAGCAGACGAGTCTATTCAAATTATTCCTTCTAAAGAGCTCATAGCAGCCTGTAAGCCAATTAAAACGGCTGAGAGGGAATTACGTATTACAGATAATTCAGGCTTGGTGACGACCTATAGAAAGACTACTAGCGAAGCTAAAGAATTATCTATTCAGAGAAGCCAAGTTGAGTTTCCTGATCTAGCCAAGGCAATTCGAGATTGTATTAATAGATGGACGGCCTTACCTGAGACATCTAAAACTGCTGGCAGGTACGATCAACTCTACTTGCAAAAAGCAATCAAAGGATTATCTGCTTTTGATTCTTCTATTGTTATGTCTGCATTTGATGGCGGACCCTTAAGACTTGAAACCGATGATAATAATGTCATTATCTTAGTGATGCCACAAGAAGCTAGACCTATTCCTAGCCTTCCTGATTGGATCTGTAAATACGCTCAAAGAGAATGAGATGCCCTCAATGCCATACCCTCCAAAAATCAGGCCAAACATTTATTACAGAAGTTAGAACGAAACAGAAAGGAACAATCACCAGAAGAACAAGACTTTGCTCCTGTGGTTATAAATTTACAACCTATGAACAGCTCGCAACAGAACACGATCACAAGAGTGGAGGAGCTCATAAAATTACAAATGCTCAAAAGAAAAGCATTGCTGATTCCGGGGATTGGTATACCAATCAAGAACTTGCCGATTTATTCTGCGTTCACGTCAGCACGATTCGAGAAATTAAGAGAAAAAATAGTTGCACCACGCTATAGATGGCGTTAGGTTGAGCTGCAACCTTCTATAAATAGTGTGAGCACTGCTACTTTCATAGTTAAACTAGCGTCTGCCCCTGTTCAAGAAGTTGTAAACCAGAAAGAAGTTTTACAAGCTTTCGCTGAAACTCCCACTCCTGAACCAGTCACAATTCAAATCACGGCTAACACAGGAACAAGTATTGCTGATCGCCTGAATTCTAAGAAACAAGGAGATCTTGTTATCATTTCTGGTTCTATCAACCTCGATGACAGTGGCAAGAACCTAATTATCAACCCTCATGTCCTTTGCGACGCTCATCCAGATCAATTCCTAAATGAGATCAACATTGTCGGAAGACTTGGAGGAGAACCCAAGCAAGCGGAAAAATCCTGCAGGAGATCTCTCGCTGAAAACAGATACGGAGGGAAAGACCCTTCCACAGGTAAACCCAAAGAGAGTACCGATTGGTGGCTAATACGAGGCTACAAGTTCAACAGAACCAAGCTCGAAAAAGCACCTAAAGGTTCTTTAGTCTCTGTCTCAGGAACTGTTGTTACCCGTAAAAACAAAGACAACCAACCTTACATAGAAGTCACAATGAGAAAGATGACTTCCCATAAGAGAGGCAAAGGAGGAGCTGCTCCAGATCCTGCCGCGAATACCACAGCAGTCGGCTATGATCCTTCAGCTTTCGAAGGAGACTCTGATGATAATGTTGACGACCTACCTTCTAACTGGAATTAATTATGGCTAAATTTGAATTTCCAAAGAACTACAAGTTCTCTTCGGATGATTCTCCGAAACAAAAGAAAGAAGATGATCCTAGATTCTTCTACCCAGGGCAATTAGCTGATAAAGAATCAGTTACATTACGTCCTTGCGGTGACTTTAATACAGGTCACATGATTCATGGCTTTAAATATTTTGCCCATGAGATCCCAGGAGATGAAAGCTCTAAGAAAATAGTCAAACACTTCCCTACTTTTCCAGCAGGATATAAGGAAGATATTTGCTATAAATGGGGTCACGGCAAAGGCAAGAAGCTCAAAAACGAGAAAACTGGTGAGATGGAGATAGCGGAAGACAAGGACACTCCGAAAGATTTTGTGGCGATGGTTGCCTGCTGCAAGGAGCGTAAAGGTATTGTTGTTGCCACTCTTGATAAGAAGTCAGTACGTGATGCTTGGGAAGCTGCATTATTGGATGAGGACTCTCAGGTATTGGACAGTGGGCTGCATAACTGGCAGCTGAAAATCACCAAGACAGGAGAAGGTTTAAATACTAGGTACGCAGCTGCAATTGCCTTCAAAAAACCTACCGCTACTGAAGAGAAAGGATGGGCGGAAGTTAAAGACTCTATATGGCTACATTCGATCTACCACGGTGCAGATCCTTTTGATGGTCGTCCCGCTGATGCCAAGCCTGAAGGGTTACCTCCAACGAGCAGGGATGAGCTAGGTCAAGATCACGAAACGACTTCTATGCCTTCGGACGGATGGTAATTCTTATAAATGTGGTCGGGATAGTTCTCTGTCTAATGCTTGCTTACTATTGCTGGAAGCTAATCTCCGACCATTCCCATCCTAACCATCCTCACTAAATGTCATACTCTCCTGTCACAGAAGGACTAAAACGAGCCTCCACAAAAGACGACGTCAAGGAATTGATTCACTCCTACGGCTACCCTGCTGTTAATGACGCATGGAAGGATCTTTCTCCTGTTGACAGGGGAGCTCTGTCTTTGCTGAGATCTTTCGAAGGATCTACCATTATCCGTGATTTTGATGACCTCACCATCTAGACCTGAAGCTGTAGTGGAAGAGCTTAAAGCTCTGAACACGAAGATTGATAAACTACTCAAGCTTCAAACCGAACAACTCTATGTTCTTAACGGCTTCACTTCTGGTGGCTCATCTTTTAATGGATATGTAACAGATCCCATGACTACTGCTTATCTCAGTGTCTTAGGACCAGTATTAGCAGTACGACTTAATAATCAAGATATCGACTTGACTGAGTTAATGAAAGGTTCAATCATGCTATCGAACCAAGTATTAGAAGAATTAAATGCTTATCGCAGCGAACAAGGAGGCAAAGACCTCGTTAAAAAGAGTTTGGAATTTATGGAATGGATGACCGACGATAAAGATAAAAATTCTGGGCAGCCAGAGGAAGCATGACCTCATTAAACGTTCTCCCGAGTTGCAGAGAAGATGCCTTTCGGATCGAAGACATCACCTTGACTACTGCAATAGTCATTTCTCTGTCCTGTATGGTTAATTACTCAAAGGGTCTCATCGCAGACTTGTAGTGATCCGAGGCAAGTTCCCCTAGAAGGCTACAAGTAAGAACAAGGCATAAGTCGATTCAAACAAGTGCAATTGTTGAATTCCCAGAAGTAATCCGATCTCTTGTATAGGACTGGCAAGAGGTCGGATTTCTTTTTCCCTACTACAATCAAGCTATACAAAATAAAAGCATGACTACCGACATCAATCAAATAGAGCAAAACGCAAGAGATTATGTTTTACAGTTGCAAAAAGCAGCTCGAGATAAAGCTCAAAAAGAACAACAACAGCAACCTGTCGATCCTTCAGTCGAGGCTTCTGATCCCAAACTTGTAGAAGTTGTATCTAGAGCAGCTAGTAACGTCGCTCGTGAACATCCCGAATGGGCAGAAAAACCACCCGAAAGAAACTTCGCTCAAGATATATTTACTGCTAATAAGTAATATTAATTTCTGTTAAATTCTTAAAATTAGTTAAATTAAATTAACAGCTACTTGTCTATGAGCGGACCGACCCGATATGAGATTGACGGGGAGAGACATTATGCAACGGACGTCGAAGGAAAAGCATACCCATCTGTGACCACCATTCTCGGTAAGACAGCCTCCGAGAAATCAAAGAATATGCTACGAAATTGGAATGTAAAAAATCCAGGGGGACTGGAAGCTGCAGCTGCACGAGGTAGTGCAGTACATAAAGCGTGTGAAGACTACATCCGAGGCATACCTGTAGAGATTGACGAGCAATATTTACCATTTTGGGAGGGATTGTCTCAACATTTAGATCGTTATGATCACTTCATTTGGTCAGAGAAACCATTAGATCCGAAATGGAAATTCACAACCGGCAGTGATGGCATCTCTCGAGTCTGGAGTCACAAGTATCAATTCTGTGGCTGCCCAGACTTTATAGGCGTAAGGAACGGAGTCATGATCCTAGGAGACTTCAAAACTTCCAATCAACCTTACTGTCGATATTTTCCTGATAAAGATAACCGACAAAACTTTACAGGTTGGAGTAAATTCACTAAATGCTCAATGCAATTAGGAGCCTACTCATTAGCTATCAAGGAGACCTTAGATCTCGACATTGATGCAGCTCAAATAGTCGTTTCAACTCCTCAGACCAACCAAAGCTTCCTCTTGCGAGGAGACGAACTTCAAAGATTTCAGCAGAAGTGGCTACAAAAAGTACGTAGATACTGGGAGATCAAGGAAGAAGAACGACTAGCTAAGAAGATCCTAGAAGATGCCCGGAAGGATTTGGCCAGTAGTCAAGTAAGCTCCGATAAGAGCAACAAACCCGATCATTGCCCAGCGGCCATTAGCTAATTCAGCTTCTTCGATGTAACCTTTGTAGTCTTCCATAACTTGAGGTTGAGTTTCTTTGCCGAAAATATTCTGCTTACCGTATTCGGTAGTAACAGTAGAAGAAGTCATCAATACACTCCAGGAACAAGTTGTCCAGTTAATACGTATGAACCAGATACGATCCAAAAGAACATCATGGCTGCACGTCCATTAGAACGTAACCAGATATCAATATTAGTTTTCTTCATTAAAAAACTCCAGGAATGATTTGACCAGTTACGCTATAAGCTCCGAAAGCTGCAACGATACCAAGCATCGCCATCCAGCCATTGAACTTCTCTGCTTCAGGTGTCATACTTTGTAAAGAATTATTAACTTCTTAATTATATATTCCGTTTTGATGCTTTTTCTCTATTCAGGTAGTAGAAACACCCATTCCTGACACAGTATTCCTTATGCCACTAGTAAGAAATACTTATACCTAACAATCGTGATACCATTCAGCCATTGACTCCCCTATCTCTCCACCTTTCTTCGCACCGAAAGTAGTACTCCAAGCAGAGGCAACCCACCCAATGATAGGAATGGTAGAGACAGAAGGAGCCACGTAAGTAGATGCGGCTGCAGCTCCAATGGCTGCTCCTGTTCCTTGACCTGCCCCAGCTTTCTTAAGGCAAGCGATCTGCTCTTCAGTAAGTTTTCCATCTGAAGGAAGTTTGCTTTTGTCTTGAAAGATTCCCGGTCCTACAAGATGCTGCTTGCCCTCCATTGTGTACTGCTCGTATTCAACGACCGTTTTATCTGCGGTGCTGCCAAATATTCCCTTCTTCCCTGGTATAACTAATTCCTTTCTCATCTCCATCACCTTCGGGTCATTCATTCGATGGGTAATACTGTATCCATCCTTGCTGGCATTAATCGTGTACTGACTGTATGGACTGGTCGGTAGATTAAACTTCGGCAGACCTGCTTCCTTATTAGCAAGAAGACCGATCATCCAAAAATGAGATAGACCAAGAACTCCTCCCAATCCAATCCCTATATATTTACCCATTGAAGAGTTAGTCAATTTGACAGATTCCACCACAGTAACCACCACTTTAAATCGATTTTAGAATAAGTAAACACTTAGGCATCGTTCAGGATGAGCACTCGTCGTTTACCAGTTACATACGATCCTCAAAATTTTAAACTTTACGCACCTAGAGAGATCTCTGGCTTCAGCGAAATAACGGACATTCCAACCCTTAGGTCAGAAGTGGGGGAAACGGTTCATGCAGTATCTATCGATGACCAAGGTGATTACATAAAAATCAACGACACTGATACTGTCGTGACGCTAGAAAACACAGGATTCTACGAAGGTGCTCAAGTCGTTTTCATCGCAGGCGAAAGCAATCAATTAAATGTTGTAGGAACAGGGAATGTAAAAATCCACTGTGCTCACGTAAATCCAGCTAGTAATTCATCTCTTATTTGGTATACAAAATTCCCGTATGCTTCGTTTAAACTCACTTACTTAGGAGCAGATAACTGGCTTTTAGAAGGAGATGTCTCTTCATTCCCCGAAAAAGTGTATACCGTTACTGCTGACAGCGGTAAATATCTTTTTACAGGTGAATCTTTAACAGATGCTCAAAATCCAGCCTTAACTTTAAAAACAAATCAATTACTCTACATAACAAACAACACGGGAACTGCACATCCTCTATGGATTAAGACTTCTGCTACTACTGGTGCAGGAAATGAAGCTCCCGGATGGGCAAGAATTAAAAATAACGGAGCACAAGGTTCAACTAGTGACACAAATTTATTAGCTGTATCATTTAATAAAGCAGGTACATACCATTACATCTGCGAATTTCATTCAAGCATGAAAAATACCATTACAGTAACTGACTAATGACTAGTCGACTCGATGATAAGGATGAATTTCGTTTAGCTTTAGAGCTAAATGCGGAGGCAATGCGAATACTTAAGACCAGCCTGATTGAATATATGGCTGCTCACGATTTCAATCTTCCAAGTAAAAAGAAAGAAGGCGAGATGGTCTTCTTCATGAAAGAAGTTCTAGACAAGATGCTTCTAGAACATGCCCTATATCAAAGTTAGTCTTGCACTTTTATCTGGATTTGTTAATTTAGTTTCCTAGGAGAAAAATATGGAAAAGCTCAGTTTCAGCACTCACCCCGAAATTCATAACAAACCTCGAAGTGGATGGAAGCCTTCTTTTGCAGAGCAATGGAAACTGCAAAGCAGTGACCTTGAATCACTCAGAGATCATATATTAAACGGCGGGGCATTCGTGGCTGCAGCCATGACATCCCATAGAAGATCAAGTGCTGCATTTGACTATGCAAACCTTGCCTGTGTTGATATTGATAATGGACTGAAGATTGAAGATTTCCTGAAACACCCATTAGCACGTAGTGCCACTTTTGCGTATACAACCGCTAGTCATAATGCTGCTGAAAATAAACATCGATACAGAGTAATCTTTCAACTGCCTCAAAAGGTAACAGATGGGGATCTCTATAAGGCAATCCTGACGATCCTGTCTAAAGCTTTAGGAGGGGATCAAGCTTGCACAGATGCATGTCGATTGTTTTACGGAAACAGCGAAGGAGAAACAATCTTGTGGCAGCCTTCAACTATTCTCCCTTCAGACCTAATTAATGAAGCAGAGAAAGAAGCAGAGAGAAGAAGAACACGCTACGACCATGAGACCAAAGATTACGATCAAATAACTATTGATCAAGCGATCTACTGCTTAGAGCAAGTTATAGAGCCAACCAGCGAAGGAGAATATCAGAGATTCACAAAGGTCACTGCAGCTGCAAGAGCTGGTGGCAGTTCTATTTACACAGCTTGGTGTGACTGGGCTTCTCAAGGACATCATGGAACAGGAAACAACTCCAGACGTTGCACAGAGAAGTTTTTCTACGGTTTCAACGGATCAAGTCTTGCTACTTTGTTCTACTGTGCAAATGAATGCGATTCAGAATGGCGCAAAAAACTTCCTTCAGAACTAAAAGGGTCAGGAGATTTCGGAACAGATTTTATTGGCCAACGTTTCTCAGTCAGTGGTTACGACCATTCCGATTTTGGCGGAGAAGACGAGGAACTAGAAGAAGAAATAGTCGCCACACCTACTCAAGGCTTATTCAGCGAAAATAGACCTTGGAATATCATCGCTCCTACCCCTCCTCCAGTAAATACGCCACCGACTCATCATGCCGAAGAAATCTCAGATGAACCTGCGGTTCACGCGCGAACTCCACAGAACAGAGATGGCCTAAGTGAAATTGAAATCATCGAAAGGCATCTTCGTACTGCTTACCCTGACTTACGTCGCAATGCAATGTCTTTGGATATGGAATATGGATCCAAAGCTAACCCCAGTATTATTCGGGACGTTTCGACTACCTACGTCAAAATCCCTACCCGAGAAGGTAGAGCATTCCCTAAAACCTTAGTTTACGACGTCACTACGGTGATGGCAGACAGGAATGAATACAACCCTTGTAAAGCTTATTTAGAATTCGTAGCTAGCAGAAGTACTCCTTGCGATTATTTCGATACGATCGCGTCCACATTAATAGGTACTCCAGAAGATATAGCTCAGAATCCTAGGATGCCTGACGGCAAACTTCTAGCTGATGTCATTATGAAACGCTTCATGATCGGAGCAGTAGCAAGAGTTCTTCAGCCTGGAGTAAGACACGACTGGATGCCTATCTTCATTGGTGGGCAGAACTGTGGTAAATCAACATTTTTCCAATACCTCACGCCGCCTGACCCTGCAGATCCTGGTAATTATCCTTGGGTTTCTACTATTCAGCAAGGAATTGAATATCTGAAAGACAGACCTCATGCACTTCATTCTGGTTGGATTGTTGTTCTAGATGAAGCTGAAAGATACTTCAAAAGAAAACACGTTGAAGAATTGAAGAACCTCGTCAGTGTTTCAGTTGATAGAAGTGCTCGAAAGTATGAAAATGAGAAGAATTACCCTCGCAGCTTTGTTCTTGCAGGAGCTACTAACGGTATGGATTTCCTTGTAGACCCCACAGGAAATAGACGCTTCATGCCTATTATTGTCTCAGGAAAAGTTGCATCGAAAGATAATCCTAAATTAAAGATCATAGATCTCGACAGGCTTAAAGCAGATCGCAATTCTATTTGGGCTGCAGCATATCAAGCATATCTAGATGAGCCAATTCATAATTTCTCTAGCTATGAACTGAGTCACATCGCTGACTACATCGATAGCTTCACTAAAGACAGTCCCTTGGAGACAAGAATCGCAGAAACATTAACAAGAAATATGACTGGCTATTACAAGACCCAAGGTTATATAACTCTCTCCGATCTTTATTCATGGCTAGAAATTGCTGTCGATAAGCAAGCTCAGATAGGCATGCAAGTAACTGATGCGTTGAAGCGTTTGAATTACAAGCAATGTCGTGCAACCATTGATGGTAAGACTCGCCGTATTTGGCTTAGACCAAACTAACCCTGGCAGATTTAATTCAATAGCTTTTAGGGGTGTCGGCTGTAAAAGCTTGCACCCTTTGCTTTTTGAATTTATTGACAGGGTTGACAGGGTCGCTTAAGAACTTTGTAGGGAGAAACTAAATAATACTTAATCCTAATATTTTCCTTCGAGTTGTTCACTAAAAAGAACGTCTAATATCAAGCTAGGTCTTGGTTCTTTCTTCTTCCAAGAGAGGAGGAAATATTCTGAGAGAGTTCTAGCAAACCCTGTCAACCCCGTCAACTTGCTTAAGAACTAAGTCATACCAATTAAATACTCTTGACACCCTGTCAAGTCTTCTTTAGATTTCTGACAGGGTTTTTTAAGGTCAACTTGTCACAACGTAAATCTCCGATGCCACGAGTTTCTCCTCAAAATACTGCTGCCTATCGAACAGATAATGCTGCTTTAGTTGATCATGATAGAAACTTATTAAGTCAGATCATATCGATGGAGGAACCAACGGATGAAGAATATATAGATATAGCAAGACTGTGCATGCGTTACTGGGATAATCGCCCTTTCCTGCATATCAGAGAAGATCTGCAGTTATGCCTGTCTAAATGGAATTTATCCAAAGAACAACTCTTTGAGAAGACACGGAAAATATGGTTCTCTGGATACAGACCTAGCTGGGCTCCAGAACAATCTGCGTGTGTCGGATCAGGTGCAGACGTAGAAGGAGGCGCTAACTAGCTGAGATCTCTTCGTAGGTAGGAGGGCCGTAGCTTTTATATTCCAACTGTGTTTCTAAAAAGACAATCTTATCCTTCAGCTCCTGGGTCTCTTTCTCCAGCACATCAATGTGCTCTTGATAGACGATGATCATACCCTTCAGTCTATCATTCTCTATCTCTTTATCCCAGTCCATTTCATCTTCTTTTGTGATCATGTGATACATCTTCAAGATTTCTTATTCTTTTCTCATGATCATGCAAGTTACGTTCGATATGCCTGATATCTTTGCTTACCTCGTTTCTTAAGAGGCGAACTTCATTTAAAATTGATTCCATACCCTTCTTCATACTTCCTTGCTCGAAGGCCATTCTCCACAACGCTCCTGTTGCGGCGAGTCCTAAAACAGCGACAACTTCAAGCACAAGAAAGGCAGTAGGGTTCCATATTTATTTTAAGTTATTAATGGATACTAAGAGTATTGGACGTCCACCTAAGCCACCAAAGCATTGGGATCAACGTTTTTTAGTTCTTGCTTCGCACGTGGCTGGATGGTCTAAAGATCCTTCAACAAAAGTGGGAGCAGTAGCTGTGAGGAATCGTAGGATACTCGCTACAGGATATAACGGTCTACCTGCAGGAGTCGATGATACGGATAGTCGACTAGCTAATAGAGAGACTCGCCTCAAGATGACAACTCACGCCGAGATGAATTGTGTTGCTTACGCAGCACGTAGTGGTGTTTGTCTGACAGGGGCAACTATGTATGTTTGGCCACTCATGACATGTAGCCAATGCGCTGCTGTATTAATTCAAGCGGAAATCAATAAAGTTGTTGTCCCTGATTTTGTGGAACCATATAGATGGCAGGAAAGTTTTGATTTAGCTCGTCAAATGTTTGTCGAAGCAGGAGTCACAGTTCACAGAGTGCCGATGAAAGGTCCAATGAATCAAGAAGAAGAACCGATAGATGCATCACCTTGTTCGCTTGACGTAACTTAGACAGTAATTAACCTAGTTTGAAGGCTTAATTAAATGTCTACTTTTCAAGTTGGTCAAAGAGTTCGACACATAACAAATAACCAAGATGGTTTTGTCGTTGGACAATCTCAAACTGTTGGACTCCACCTAGAAAAACTTCCTGTCATCATCGAAGGATCTACAAGACAAGAGTTGTGGGACACAAGAATCGTAGAGTTAAAGCCTAAAAAAGAGCAATTAGTCAAGATGGGTGGTAAGTTTAAACCACCTAAAGGCTTTCCCTTAAATATTTAAATGGCACAGTGGCCAATACCACCTAATCTTCATTCAAATATAGAAGGTGGTCCAGTATGTTTCTGCAAGGATCATTCTATTGGTTCTAAGGATGGTCGTATCCCTCGCTATAGCGATAGTCATTCTTGTGTGAGATGTATTTCATCTCTGACCGAGGGGAGATTGTCTTTAGATATACATGAGATAGAGAAGAAACACCGTCGACGTTTTCTAGAATTTTGGTCTTTTGTTGAAATAGGCACTGCTGATGAATGCTGGCCTTGGCATGGTCCCACTCACAGCAGATCAAGGTCGACTTATTTTTCAATGCCTAGGCACTGGGGAGGTAGGCAATATAGTGCTCAACGATGTGCTGTTTGGTTTTCTTGGGGGGATATAGGAAGACTCCCAATCAAAGCTGTTTGCGGAAATAATGATTGCTGTAATCCCCTGCATTTAAGAGTAAAGGGAGTACCTCATTTCTTTAACCACCGCCACCTTCATGCTATTGATTTAGAATTTAATTCGAGAAAATTAATGGAAGATACTCAACGTTTCTTGGAAACGACGCGAGATAAAGATCCAAAACGTTTCGAGAAAATAGAGAAAGATAATAAGATATGGATCGATTTCAGAATGAATGCCAGCGGGCCTCTAGACACTAAAACACTTATCAACGCCAACCTAATACAGAACGACGAGTTCTAGCCGCAGCTACTATATAAGTATTGACTATGTGTAGACATCGTGGCAACTGATTGGAGTACTCACACTTGGAGTGGAAAAGGTAATTACGGCAAACATTACAAAACTAATTTATGGAATGATTTACTAGGAGCAGATACTGACGGAGATAAGACTCTATCTACTGGCGAATTCAGCAAGATATGGGAGAAAAACTACGATATTCTTGGCGATGGAAGAGCTCCTCATTCTGGAGCATGGTTCGATAAAGGTGCTGCGATGCAGCAATCACTTGCTAAATTAATTACTCGTCATGGAATTAATGTTGATAAAAGCTTATTAAATAGATTCGGTCTAAGACAAGATCAAAGTACAGGGGATATCTTGGCAGGTGTTGGTTTTAAAGATACTCCTTACGGGCAAACATTTGGTAGGGATAAAGACGATAGTCAATCATTATTCGAAGGTTTTTCTACGAAAGCTGATTTTGCTGATTCAGAGTGGAGCTTCAGCGATTTCGGAGATGAAATTCCTACTTATAGATATAAATGGTCTAACACTGACGCATTCAAAGCACCTGATACAGGAGGGACACAACAAATTGGAGATATACAAGGAGAATCATTGCCCGACAATATTGGCGATACCAAGCTAGATCCAAGAACAGGTGAAATCGGTGGGGTGACAGGACCAGCAGGGATATGGTCTCCATCTGATTCTCTTATTAAAGGCTATATCGACTTAGCTCAGATGAAGAACCCTTATACAGGAGCAGATGCCCCTGGTTTGGAATCTGTTAAAGGTCTAGAATTCTCGGGCTGGGATTCTCAAACCGGTCAAAAACTAACCAACGAAGCTGCCGTTATCAGGTCATTTAACAAAGCATTCGACCGTAATCCTACTGGAGAAGAACTGGCTAAATATGTAGGAGCAATGACACCTGGAAAAGATAGTCATGGAGGATTAACGATAGAACAACTCAATACAATGCTCCCCGCGACTACAGAAGGCAAGCTAAACAATCTATATAAAACTGTATTCAACAGACCTCTTGGTCAAGAAGGAGGTATTTATTGGATGAACAATATCGAAACAGATATAGCAGGAGGAATGAGCAGAAAAGAAGCAGAAGAAAGAGCTTTCAGTAATATCATGAATGATAAGCAAGCAGAATGGGTTCAGAAACAAGGAGACAGAAATCCTTGGGATGAGTATCAAAATGCTGCAACGACATCAGGCAATACAACAACATCCGCAGATACATTGTCTAGTACGACTACTAGCTCTAGTGCTGATGATGCAGGCGGAACTGCGGCTGATACAAGTTTCTACGGAGTAGACGCAGCAACTTGGGAAGGATTAAGTGGTGGTGCTCAGGCTAACTTAATTCGTTTAGCAAATCAAAAATCAGCAGGAGAAAAACATGCTTATGATCTTCAAAGACAAAAGGTAGCCAACATGGAGATGGCTCAGCTTGGTTACCATGCTGTAGATTCTCTCAGTTCTGGAGTCGTAGATAATCTTAATAAAGCACCAATGGATGCAGAAGCAATGTTCGAAAAATGGTCTAAAAAGATTAAAGAAGAAGCTAAAAACTTATAAAGTCACTAAACTTTCTATAGCATTCTTATTAACATGGCTGACACCCAAACTGCTGATGTAGATCTAGATAATTCTCAGTGGGTTGATTCTGTTTATCAAACTTATCTCAGCAGAGATCCTGACGAAGAAGGTAAAGCGTACTGGCTTAAAGATATTGATGAGATGGTTGAGAATGGAGAAACTCTAGATATAGCAAGAAAAAGAGTGATAGGTAATATCAAATTGAGTCCAGAATATAAATCAAAACACGCAATGTAACCTAGATAGTTGCACTTAGGTATTTCTAACGTTATCTTCAATTTGTTCGAAATACTTAAGTGTCAATTCATCCACCCTACACAGTCTCCTGCGGAGAAAATCAATACCGTATCATTGAAGGCCGAAGAGTGTGGCTAAAAGAACCGCCAAAGGATTATATTTGTACAAACGGTCAGACTTATGAAGAATTCTCTAGAGGTGACAGTTCGGCTCATTAAGGCTCATAACTACCTAAGTGAGTCAATTGATTATATAAAAGGATGCGAAGATAGTCAGGAGATACTAAAATTGGCTCAATTAGCAGAACAAGCTGCTGATAAGTTGTTAGTCAATTTCAGGAATGCCACGACCATCTCGACGTGAGTTAGGTAAAAAGATGTTTCCTGAGCTGACAAAGCCAGGCGGCAGTAAAGGAGATAAAGAAGCTTCTCTCAAAATTAATGTGATGGCTATCGAGTTAATCCTCGTTGATGCCATCAAAATGTACGATGAAGGTTTTGATAAGCATGGTCCGGGTGCATTATTTTATCCATTAACTAAACTCAAACCTCATCGAGAGAAAGAAGGTAAATACTATTTGTCCTTAGACGATTTAAAGGCAGGTGCTGCTGAAACAGACGCGGCTGGTGATGAATTTAATCACGCTTTTTTATCGAGTTTGGTAGATACTGTCGTTCAATTTAACCCAGCCAAAGCAGCCTTAGTAGTCCTCGTCGATAAAACTGGCATGAGCACCAAAATCATAGAACGAGAATATCCAGCTAAACATGCACAAGCAATACTAGAGGAGATGTCTAAATAATGAATAAAGATCAAGAGAACGCAAGAACATCCATACCAATGTATGACTTGCTCGATGCCTGCTGTGCATTGCATGGAGGGCTGGAACTAGACAAGTATGAGGATAAAAACTACGCACTTAAACACGCATTAAATAGATTCTTCGGTTACATGACTCCCGAAGCGAAAGCAGAATTCAATGAATGGGTAGATCGAAAAGGATGGAGAAAGAAAGAAAGGATCATCTTGCCGTAAATGAGTAGAAGACCTGATCGGTGCGACCTGGCTCCACCACAACCTGTCGTATTAGCTGCACGTAGCGTGTTGGGCTCTATTGATCTAGATCCATACAGTACTAAAGATATTAATCGCATGGTGATGGCGAGTAAATTTTTTGATCGCAACGATGGCGAAGATGCATTATTTAAAAGTACTTCTCAAAGTTGGGAATGTATTGGAAAAGGAAGAGTCTTCGTAGCACCTCCTGCTGGATTAGCTCCTAGTAGAAAGCTGTTTAATAAGACCTTAAGAGAATACCGTGCTGGACACATTGACCAGGCTGTTTTGTGGGTAGGCTATAACGAAACAATTATCAAGTGTCCTTGGTTATGGGATTTCCCTTGTTGCATACCTTTTAAAAGATTGCGTCCGTCATGGTGGGATGATGAGCTAGAAGTATTCAGATCTGTTTCCCCATCTGATTGGTCGGCTGTCTTTTATCTCCCGCCGCCAAGCCCAGGATCATTATTCCAGTCGATGTTAGCTAGATTCCATACTTCATTTAGTCATTTAGGACGCATAGTCTTCAACGAATTAAGTGGAGAAGGAGATTGGGAACGTGCTTATAAAGCCAACGAAAAACAGGCATATAACTACAGAGACTAATGCATAATCCTTACGCCAGATTCAAAGAAGAAGAATTTCAAATTCCTACTGGCGAATGGTGGCTAACTTGCCGATCTATTGTTTACGATTCATGGCTATTTTGGTCTGACGCACTACCTGAAGAATTAGAATTGAGGGAAAAGCTAGATGAGACAACTTTCGATAACATTACAGCTCTTGCCCGACGTCTTCATTCTTTTCATGTATCTCTTTCTGGATATAAACAATTAAACGAATCACCTTTTAAAGTTTCCAAATGGTGGGATCCCACAGACCCAGATCCTCAATGGAGTTCAGGTCGTAGTTGCTTGTTCACTATAGAGAGCTTTGAAGCTATCGAGTTAGTTCAGAGTCTGCCTAAGAGGACTTCGAGACCTATTCTCAAATTAAAACCAATATCTACTAATTTTGTCGAAGCTTATCTACCTCCTACTCCTCCTGAAAAAGTTATAGATCAAAAGTCTCAAAACCAGAAGACTTCGGCGAGAATTCCTTCCTCATGTCATGCCCCAGCTCGGCTGCGGAATCGTTGAAAATCTCTTCATCAGTTCTCATCTTTGTAGCTCTTTCTCTTAAAACATTTAATCCACTACCCCCGCTTTGCAAACTCTTCCTACCTCCTGTGCTGCCACCATAAGACTGAGCGTCTGAATTAGATTTTCTAGCACGAGCTAAGTGCTTCCTAACTAAAGGCTCAACCTTCTTAGGATTATGTCTATAAGGAGCTCCTGGATTTCCTCTCAAGGTATTGGAAATATTCAATTCATTTCCTATCCTAGGACGGATACTAAATACATATGAAGCCAAAGACTCGCTTTGAATTAACCCCTTGGGCTGCTATCGAAGAAATAACCGATGTATTAACTTATGGTGCTGATAAATACGAAGCTAATAATTGGTGCAGAGGAGCAGAGTGGGGTAGATATTTTGCAGCGTTGTGTCGACATATCTTTGCTTGGTGGAAAGGAGAAGATAAAGATCCTGAAACCGGGTTTTCACATTTAGCACATGCAGGGTGTTGCCTTGTATTCTTAATGGAGTATCAGCGTAATGGTTGGGGAACCGATGATCGTAATACGAAGCCTGACGGTGAATCCTTCACGAAACATGACGGGCGTGAAAACACCTAATATAAATTTACAAAGACCAATGCTTTTGAATTATGAAGTGGAAGATCTTACTGGCAATATTTACTTTGTCAGCGGGACCAGCTATGGCCGATATCACGATGAGACATCAAGCCTCGGTACAACTCACCGTTGATGGAGCCTCATCAACTGCATCAAGAATCGGCTCTGCATATTCCGTAAGTGGCACAAATATTAAAGTCGGCACCGGTAATAACGACGTTTTCGGTGGACTAACCGCCGGGTCTGCGACCGCAAGCCCAACAATTAAAGCTGGTACGTATGAAATTCATACAACCGGAAATCAGTTCAGTTTTGCAGAAAATTATTTGCAAGGCGACCCTATAGCTACCTTGAATGCCGGGTCAACAGTGAGTACGACAACCGGTCAAGTACAGTCCATTCCAGCTTACGGCTCAACCACCACTTTTGCCGGAGGCACTAAGGGAACCTTGGCGGGTGCTCTCAGCAGTTCTGCAGGAGGTACAATCTCGACTCTAACTGCTGGAGCGGCTGGTACGACTGCGATTGGTCAAATTACCAATGAGCTAATAATCGGCAACTAATTGGAGGCATAATGACAGATGTCTCAGTTTATGAGAAGAAGTATACGTCATGTCCTGTATGCGGCCACCACAATATTCATACCTGCAAATGTCCTGGCCGTCCCGGTCGTGCCAAATTTTTCTCAAGGCCAGTTAACGTCTCGAACCGAGAGTCGTGTAGTGACATCGGAGACGATAGTGTCTGAAGATTTCTCTACCGGTTGGGAGTATACGGTGTCAGGCCAAAACGTACAACCTAGTAGCAACAATATCACTGCACCTGCTGTAGACGCAGGGAGTATCACCGTTAATGGCATCACTACAACATGGAAAGGCTTGGATCTAAATAACAAGCCAACATGGTCAATCGTCGAACCAGGGGCTAGCTTCATGTTTGCTGAGACTTATTCTGGAGCTGGGCTTCGCAATAGAACCACCGTGACGCGCACCGTAGAAGCCGATACAATTGTAGAATCAACTTCAGTGTTCAGCCAGTGATTAAGATCCCTGTTATACCAAGGCTTTTAACGATATCGCTGTTATTTACTCTCCCTGTCAGAGCAAGTGATATTGGAGGTATATCGGCTACTTCTAATCCGGTCGCCAATTCTTCCGGTCAAGCAACTGTTAATGCATACCAAGTACTGAACGGCACTTATATGAACTCGACGTTTACTGGAGGCGTAAACTGTCAAAGCTCTACATTAACTATTACACCTTATGCGGGAGCTACCTTCGGTCAAAGATTACCATTTGAGGAAACCTATCAAGAACCGGTATACGATCTCAGGGATTTAGATGGGGACACAGTTCCTGATAATCCGGGCGACATATTATTCGAGAAAACGATTCAAACATTACAGAAGGATAATCTCAATTTGACAGCAGGATTCACCGCTAGCTGGTCTAAATCATTAGATAAGAGAATGGTAGAGCTATGTAGGAATGCTGCTACAAATCAAATAGCACTTCAACAAGCCACGTTAAATATGAAAGTTTTAGATTATGAAATTTCTCGGTTAAAACATTGCGGCAATCTCGCCAAGGAAGGCATAGTCTTCGCTTCTAACAGCAAATATGCAGCAATATGTGCCGACGTTAAGGTTATCAACCCTCCGGGAGTATTACCAGACCACTCTCACTCCATACCTAAAATCGAAAAAAGTCAAATCAAAGAAGTTATTTCCTCAAATCCCGTTGAGACAATCGGCGTTCACGAACGGAGAGCACCTTGGGCTTCTTCCCCATAAGCTTTGGTAAAACCTTTTTGAGAACTTTTTTCACTAAAGGCTTGATAATTTTTAACAGATAATCTGATAAAGGCTTAATAAGAACACTAGACGTCACCGCTGTAGCTGCAATCGCTCCTGTGCTGAGTATGAGTGGTGGTGGTGGTAGGTATGTGTTAACAGTTTCCAGTACGGCTACCTCTTCCCACAATGTGATACATTCCCCTTCCTCGTTACGCTCGTAACCTTTAACACGTCCTCTACCAAACTTACCTTTACTGCCGACACTAGGATCGTCTGGACGAGGACATGGTTTTTCTTTTGGTTCGATATTCTTTGGAATATCTCCTGTAAAATTATCGGTAGAAAAAGCAGAAGTATCTTGATTGGTATCACCATTTTCATTATTTTCCTTACTATTATCTTGATCGCCTCCTACTCCCGTATTAGGTAGATCAGGAGCCTTCTTCTGGACAAAAACCATTCCTTCTTGGTTGTAGTCCAGAGTTTGAAAAGAAGGCATCCCAACGTCTGTACACAGCAAAAGATTGCCTTCTGGGTCGTCTTCCAATGCTTTCTCGTTCCACTCCTCTCTAGCCTCTACGCAGCCAGGCATCTCAATAAGAGGCCAGCCCATGTCAGCTGTTACTGGAAGGTATAAAGGAAGGCTTGCTGGAGGGTCTGTAGCCCACACTTTCACGGTGGGGACTGACAGATCTCTAATCGAAATGTCCCTAACCCCTGGACTATTAATCTTCGGGATCCTGATCGTCCCCATGAATTATTGGCTCCTGACGGGAACGTCTTTCAGGAGGGATATCACCCAACTCAATAATCTCATCTGCTTTTCCTGCTCTTACACGTAAAGCATAGTATGAACCATCTAGTCGTTTGTAGATGAATTCATGTTCTCCTACATCAATGACATCAAGAGTCACGAGCGTAGCAATCATGTTGATACGTTCAGTCTAAAGTTTTGGTGCTACAGGTCCTGTCATATCTGGGAATTTGATTGCATCCAAGGTGGCGTTACCTATGTCGGGAACCGCTTTCATCATTTGCCCATCGATGTCAGGAGTGATCAGCTTCATTAAGCGAGACTTAACTGCTTCTTTCGCTGCGTCACTTCTGACATAAAAAATACCAGCCACCACACCTACAGCAAGACTGCTGGAAAGTGCGAGGCTGGCAACAGCGAAGATATTAAATATCTTCTGGTTCATGGGAACTAGAACTTGTACTTAAGACCTAGTTTACCGCCTGTTGAAAAATCTTCCTTATCTTCGCCAGTACGTGCAGATAGTTCACCATAAACGCCTACAGACTCAGAGATAGCATATCCACCGCCAGCTTTACCTGAAAGACGAACTTCTCCATCAACATCAGCAACCTTAACGTAAGCAGGGCCACCTTGTGCGTAATAGTTCCAAGCTCCGTTCTGACCTTCTACGCCGAAATGAATATCAGTAACAGCAGCAGTAAATTCTTTGTCTAACCAACCAGCGTTAGTTTCAACATTGACATAAGGACCAGCAAAAACAGCTGGAGAGATAGCTATAGAAGATGCTGCAGCTACAAGAGCAGACTTAATCATGAGTACTCAAGTGAGTAAATAAACCTTTATGTTAATACCTGTAATAGGTAGTTTTACTCGGTTTGTGCCACTATTTCTTTCTGGTCTGCTTGATTTATGGTGCAAGGTTGATAATATTCTCCTTTCAAAGTCCTTGATATGACTGAGCCCAAGTCACTTTCGACTTGCTTGGTTATGTCAGTACAATTACTGCACACAACACCTATCACTTCCTCCTTTACGTTACCATTTTGATCAATTCTGAACTTGATTGTTGTTTCAGCCATGAAAAATTATCGGGATTTAATCTTATAGGTAATTCACTGCTAAGACAACCCTTCTTCGAGTGTTCGTAGGTGTTGAACTGTTGTGAGGTTTAGAACCATCAAATAAAACTGCTCTATTCTTAGTGCTTATAACCTTTTCGCTAGGCTTATCTTCATGATGGAATTCTGTATATCCATTGTTGGAATTTAAATAAAGCAAAAAAGCATGATGAGAATCATCGAAATCTGTATGCTTATCATGAACAATTTGTTCCCCTTGATTGACATACAAAAGTAACCGAGCCCTCAATAATTGTTTCATACCTAATAACTTAGACAATGGCTTTAACCTCGACCTGATTTCTGGAGATGCAGTTATAAAACCTCTACCATCTTCGAAAATAGGATGTACAAAATAAAATCCATTCTGATCCCCCTCCAACGCATTATGAGCTACCCCTGAAGTGTAAAACCAAGGAAAATCAATATCATATAAAACTAAACGACACAAAGAATCAAATATTGTGTCTTCTAAAAAATTGTTTACGACTTTGATCTTCACTTCAGCCTTGAATTTCCTTTAACTTCTGCTGCAAAGCTGCTAATTGTTGATTCATTTGCTGATTCACTTGATCAGTTTGAGCCGCTGCTCTTTGTAGATTTTGCTGCCTACTTAAAACGGCTTCTTCAAAAGATACATTTGAAGGTATAGGAGGAGGCGTCATTGCCGCTTTTTGCTTCTCTGCTTCGATCTTGGCTACTTGTAGGAAAGCACTTTGAACTTCTTCTCGAGTAATCATGGTCGATACGCTGGCTTCTAAAGCTGCTATACGACTCTCATCTTTACCTTTAACTCCCGCCAATCGAACACTGATCGCTTGTCCAGATGCTAAGCCTATAATCGCAGCAATAGCTCCAGTAATCACCGCTTCCATAACGCCTTATATATAGTTACTTGATTGTATATGATCAGTCTTCAGAATCAAGTACAATTTCGTCCATGTCTAATTCCATAGTGGCATCATCATATAGGCCATTCACGTAAGTCGCTTTCTCCTCTGGAGTGGGGTTATACCCGAACACCTTCTTAAAATCTTCTTCACTAGTTGGAACAAGAGCAGGAATTTTGTCTTCCAAGCGAAAAGTAAAACCCGCCTCATGACTAAGCTGCAAAAAGAACTGCTTCTGCCGATATAGATCCTCCGAGCATTCTAATAATGCTTCCATGAGTTCTGCTCGCGAGAGCTCCTGCATTTCGATCCTGAGCCTTCTGAGGGCGTACTGTTGTTCGATAGTGAATTCCTCTTCCATTGTTACCTCCTATCGATTCAGGTTGAAGCCATGTTTCAATTCTGGCTGCTTTTGCAGGACAGTAGAAATCCTGTTTGTCATACCAATGCCTCCAGTAGCGAATGCTTCCCTTGTCCTTATTGCAACGTGTGCAAGCAGGAACAAGGTTAGACCTTAAACTACTCCCTCCGAAGAACCTTGGCTTAACATGATCTAATGTCATTTCAGACGATTCATCATCCTTATCTGGGATTCTGCCACAATAAGCACAACACCCCCATTCATCTTTAATCGATTGCCGAAAATGCTTCTTAGCAGAGCCGGGGGACAAGTCGATGAGGCCGTACATATAAGCCTCCCATCGCTCGGGTGTCATACACCAATATCAATTAGATCTACCTTAAACTCGCCTGAGAGGGATTAAGTTCGTAGATTTTGTAAAAGCTTTACAATAGGAGTTACGGTATCAACCAAAAATCGTGCCTTTCGGATTACAAGTTGGCAACCCTGGATAATGTCTCAATTACCATCTTTCACAACTGATTTTTTAAGATCCAAAAAAGATCAAACCCTTGAGACAGAGCAAATCATTGACCCTGTTCAAGAGGAAGCAAAAAGAAAGACAGCCCAAGAAAAATGGAAAACGTTGCTAAGCAACCATATAGAAGAAGGTAAACGTTACGGCAGATCGGAAATAGACAGCATGGATCGGGCTGTATATCTCTCAAGAGTGGCGACTCCAGAAGAAACTAGAGAATACAATTGGGCGTTTGGAAACGAAAATTTTCCTGACCGTAAGTTTGCTCAAGGCGTTCCCTGGCGAAAATGGGGAGGAGGGAGAAAACAGGGCTCAGGTAAAGGGGCTAAGAGGGAAAATATGAGTCCACTTGGACTAAGCTTTAGTCTTGGTCAATTTGGAAGGGATGTTGCAGCAAGATTTAGCCCTACTCAAGGAAAGAACCCTGATAGTGCAGAAGGTTTTGGTTATAGCAATCACAGCAGACAAAATACTTTCAACACTCATGGAGTAGGAAAAAGAGCAGATGGGTCTAGATCTACTTTTTCTGTAGGTAATTTTAGGGGTTTTAATACGTTAGGCGACTGAAATATTACGTAGGATAATACGCAGGGACTAAAGTACCTCTATCATCGTCATCATCATCATCGTCACTAGGCTGTGTTAAATAGTAAAAAGTAATAAAAACAATAAAAGGTAAATAACAATAAAGAACAGCCAACTGAAAATCATTCATGATTTAGTTTAAAAATTTTCTTTTGTGTTTTTTTAGTTTTACGTAAAATTTTCTGTGCTTCTTCACGAGAAGTACAGTGCTCTGCTTTACGAGCAAGTTTAATTAATTTTAAACTATATTTAGATCGTTGATTAATACTTAACCCCTCTAAACTTTCGGAAGTTCTAGGCCACCACCAAGCATTCTTTTAATAACTTCGACTTCGCTTGCACTTGGGTTATTTTTTAATTTATTAAGCATCTTAGCTCTTCTTAAAGTTGACCTTGAAGGGTCGATATCAAAACTAGGATTACCTGCTATCTCAGAACCAAAGCCTAATCCAGAATTTAAATCCTCACTAAAAATACTATCGTAAAGTTTTTGTGCTTCTGGAGTCAGGTTGCTACCATCCCCAGGTCGAGAATCTGCAGGCCAAAATCTATCGTCCCATTTATAACTATTAGGATCTATCTTTCCATCTTTCATCATTTGGAGCACCTCTTCTTGGGAATATTTAGCTCTACCATCGGGATAAGTAAGACCTCCTCTCTGGCCATGAGGATTTATAGTTCCACCAGGTACACGAATACCACCATGACTAGGATCTTGCCAATCATGTGCTGTACCAGTTTTATTAACATGAGCGAACATCGCCCCATCTATCCTTCCTGGGGGAGCATAAGGGCTGCTTGGATCTGTTGGAACCTCCCCAGGCTTTACTGGTCTAGGCCCTGGATTAGGAGATGCAAAAGCTTGAGGTAGCTGTTCATAATCACTCGGATTAATGCCCCATTTCTCTATAAATTCTTGTAGAGTCATGTCACCACTTTCCACAAGCTTGGAATCTAATACGCCCCATTTATTCTTGGTTTCAGGTACTCCACCTCCTGATCCGCCGCTTTTCAGTCGATCAAATAGCCCAGCAACTTCAATATCACCTGTGATTGGATTCATGTATCCAGGAATCTCATCCTTCATGCCTGTGATTCCACCACCGCTAGACTCTACAAGAGGGACAATCTCGGAAGTATCTTCACTAGGTATATAAGGGCCTGAACTGATTTCAACAGGATCTTCCCATCTATGAAGATGATCTCTAATCCCAGGTATTATCTCTCCTATCGCTTCAGGACTGGAATAAGCATACCTATCTCTAGGATTCCTGAATTCAGGCCAACCCAACATTCTTTCCTCTAAACCTGCCATCCTTACCATGATTTAGAGTCTCCCCGAAGATTTCATTTGAAGTTGGATATATTGTTTCTGAGCCTCGATAGTAGATTCTTTATCGTATGCACGAGGAGTACCCCAAGCATCGATAATGCGACGTAATTCTTTACGCTTTTCTCTATCAGACTCAGATAGTAAGTCCATCTACTTATTGTAGTTGTTATTTATATAATGCCTCTTCCAGCAACGGTTTCAACCGATAGACAGGAGGATAATGACGTAACAAAGCTCTAGCCTCTCTTCTAACTTCGCCAGGGATTCTCGGAGACTCCTTAGTATCAGTGAGTCTTAAAAGGAAATCTCGTGTCGCCACGATAGAATTTAGTTCCTGAGAAGGACTACTAATTTGCACCTACAGTATGATCCAACTTATCCCATACTTTAATCTCAGCATCCATCAAGGGTCTACCTAATTCTTCTGCACGTAATTTAGCAAGTCCTGTAAAGGTATGCCTTAAACCTATAGGAGCATGATCTCTGTCGAAATGATCATATAAAAAATTCATATAATCAGCACGATTTTGGTTCTCCTGAACCCATTCCTTTGTGCCAAAAGTTGCTTGATCAGACATAAGGCTATTATTACAGCCTTATTAGCTTACCTGCTTCTACTGCTTAGTCCAGTATTCCGTATCAGTCAATGCTTTACCTGTGCCGTCTTTCTGGCAAATGTACTCATCCGTACCGTCAGAAACCCACTCCCCATAGACATAAGCTTTTGAAGCACTATAAGTCTGTAAATTACCATCACCACCTTGACTTGGAGGATCTGGTAATTCGTAACTCGTATCGAAGTTCCCCTCACTATCTACAGCTTTCTCGGGGGCTTCCCTAAGTTCTAATCTATAGGCTTCAAAATGTGTATCAGAGATACTCTCCAATCCCTTTCTAGGGCTGTCTGGTAACATCCAAGCGTCAGACTCTGCAAGTTTAGTGTTCCTAGCTGCTCTTAATGCAGCAATGTCAGCGTAAGGCATAGTATTTACTGATAATATTTATTCTAAGTCGCCCAATCAGAACTATCAGGCATATCACTAACTACGACTCTTCCAGAGTTTCCAGTACGAGCCATATAGACTAGCTTCTTAGGATAAGCATCTGTGGTGTTTTCCCATAAAGGGCATATCATCTGATTATAATCGGCTGCTGTGGCGTAAACAGAGTAATCAGGAGTAAATGTATGTTTACGTTCACTTCCACCACCATTAGCTTTATTGCCTCCTGTGATTTTTACAATCTGCAGAGGTATACCCCAACTAAGTGCAGAGCTTGGCTTGAAACCTGTTAGCCAATAATCTCCCGATAAACCAGCCCAGCAGTAACTATATTGATTCCGTTCACATGGATCCTGAGCACCATAAGCAGTGCTTCCTGTATCTAGTTGTGTGTGACTGGTATAGCTGTTGCTTTGATACCAGTATGCGGCGTTGCTACTTTTTTTCCATATAACACTACCATCTTGCATTTGAAACCCATGTGGAGTTCCATTTTCTCCTGTGCCACCGAATTGATCAGTTACGTTACCACTTCCATCTTGCGTGTACCAAGCATATGTACCCGAACCCCCTATAGGAAAACACCCTACTGAAGCTAGTCCACTATTACCTTGGCGAACAGTACCGTAACTGGTATTATTAGAAGCTTGTGGATAAAGGTGGCCTGGGTAAATTGTAGACGTGTGAGGATTAGACGGCCAATTTCGTCCTCCTACACTTGGTTGGTTTCCAGCCCCAGAGGCGGAGTCCCATTTTCTGTAAGCACCTCTATTACTGTGTCCCCAAGGATTATTTCCTTGGTAATAACCACAAATAAAATTACGACCTATAGAATCACTATTGCTACATAATCCGTTATATGTTCCATTACCGTTATGACTATCTTGAGAGCTAGTTCCACCTCCGTTCACATTACCGTTATAAACTTGCCAATAGTCAAATCCAAATACATGACTGCTATTCCCGGGCCAAGCGTTATTACCTCCACTTACGCAAGAACCAGATCCTTCTACGACAGTGTACCAAGTAGTTGATACAGCATTACCATTATTGTGACCCCACGCAGAAGTACTACCTTGATCTGTGATAGCTCCAGTACTTCTGTTAACGGAGAACATGCGGATGTGTTGATCCGTGCCGTTTGCACTACTGTTCTCTCTCATCCACGCAAAGTAATACTGATTCCCTTTTAATCCACCATATTGCCTTCCCATAGATGAATATGAAGAGCCACAATTCCAACCGCCTCCGCCTCCCGTGAATGAGGCTTCATCGTAAACAGTACCAAACGTGCCAGTGCCGCCGCCTCCGCCGCCGCCTCCGCCGCCTCCGGCTGCTATTCCTGTGAAGCTGAGTTTCCTTCCCATTAGTTTCTACCTCCTAGTAGTTATGTAAATGAATTAGGACTCAAGTCCATAACAAGCAAAGGAGACATTACCTCCTGCACTGCTAACCATTATCCGTGCGTTTGTCTCTAGAACAATTCCAGTTCTCTCTAGCGCTGAATTAGCTCCTAAAGAATAATCATACTCGAGATAATTGTTTGTACTTGCCGCTCCAGAAGTAGCAGTTGTACTGGCTGGAATTAAAGCAATTCGTATTGTGTCAGCCGCTGCGGCTTGATTGCAGGCTGAAACAATAACAGTTGTAGTGGTGGTTGCTTCTACAAGCTTGTAAGTAGCCGATAAATCAAGGTTACCAGCTCCTGGTTTTAACAGACCTTTAATACCAGATGCCATGCTTCGTCGTCATTAAGGGATAGTAGGCTTTTGCCTCGTCTCCTAAGTATAGATGGTATTTAATAACGACTAATAACCAAAGTCACCCATCATGTCTCTCGTCTTCCTTAGTTTGTTTTTGTTTTGCAAATGATTCCTAGAATTTACCGTATTTTTCCTGTCGACAGTGGATCCATGAGAGGCTGTCTTTTTATCTTTCTCGGCCTCTTTAAATTTTCTTTTCTTGAATAACACTTATTGAACGCCTACAAAATAAGCAAATTGATTGATAGTTGCACCAGCAGTTACCTGCCCATCTTGTATTTTCGTCCAGTTACTACCATCATTAGTTGGTGTTGCACCACTAGATACATGGTCGTACAGATTTATATACATCTCCATATTTGGAGCTGATCCAACAGTTGTGATATCGTTTACGAAATAAGATACACCGTTTGAATAACCGCCTCTATTTTTTAATCCTGCAGTTAATCTGACCCAATTAGAACTAGTAACGAAATCAGTATAGAAATCACTGGTCGATGTGTGATCTGAAATACACTGATATGTATGGTTCAAGTGTGAAACAGTATCGTTCACGTTGTAATCAGTACTTGTAGCCCAAAGTCCTTGGTTATCAGTACGACGATTGTATCCTTCTATGTAAGACTCCCAGTTAGTTCCATTAGGAGGCTCTGATCCTGTATGAGCAACTTTAGCTCTGTAAAGATTTCCACCATGAGAAACTAGGTCGTTCAGCTTATAAGCGACACTATTTGACCACGCACCTTTCAGTTCGAAACCTACAATGTATTCTTCGAAGCTTGCGTGAGGAGGCTCGTTACCTGTGCTTGCTGCGGTGCATCTATATGTAACACCATTAACCACAACAATGTCGTTAATTTTATAAGCCGTCGCTGCATCGTAATCTCCTTTATGCTTATAACCGTCAACGAATACAGAGAAGTTGGCATGAGGTGGCTCATTACCTGTGCTCGCTGCCGTACATCTATATGTTCTACCGCTAACTTCTACTAAATCATTAATCTTATACGCAGTTGCTGCGTTGTAAGCACCAGTGTGATTAAAACCTTTAGCAAAGACTACCCAATAAGTTGCGTTCGGTGGTTCATTATTGGTTGAGTCAGCCTTACAACGATATATAACACCATTCAAAGTAACAAGGTCATTCACCTCGTAATCAGTAGCAGAATCCCAATCTCCTTTATCTTGGAAACCTGCGGCGAATACAGCCCAATTACCACTAGGTGGCTCACTTGCTGTGTTGTTTGCAGTTGCTATATAGTTAATACCATTAAGAACTGCAATATCGTTAACGTAATACTGAACAGAATTACTCCAATCACCGGTATATTTGAATCCTTCTACAAATACTTCCCAATAAGTCGCATTAGGTGGAACATTGCCCGTAGTGGTTTGCAGAGCTCTGTAGACAATACCACTAACTTTTACAAGGTCATTAGCTTGATATGTCGCAGAGTTGTTATAGCTTCCAGCCTGAGCACTTAGTCCGTCAACCATCTTCGACCAGTAGGTCGCATTGGTTGGAACATTGCCTGATGTTGCTGTGTTATTTATATAAACGTATGTGTTACCACCGTATGTGACGACATCATTCGTTTCATATGCGGTCCCGTTCGCATAAACTCCTCTAAAGAGAAATCTTAATTTACCGAGATCAAGAATAGTGCTCATGAATACTTAAACGATCTTTACTTGTAAATGTCCTGGGTAGGTCGTGTTCCAATCAAACTCTAAAAGCTTGTCTGACCAAACAACCTGAACATAGTCGTCATTATTAAGTATAAGATCGTCCTTGAGTTTAATAAATTCTCCCGCATTATCATTGTGTCTTACAACGTCAAAGGCTCCAGTAGCTATATCAAATTTAATACCATAACCAATTTTACCCGACGGTTCTGGCAAGTCATTTAAAGAGCCTAACTGAGCTTCGTGCGATTCAGTCGCTTCTCTGACTAGTTGAATTTTACTCATCAGTTAACGTCCTCGTAGATAGAAAGCCAGCAAGAAAAAGTCTTTGTAGAACTACCGTCCACGGTTGGTGCATCTGCGTTTACTGTGTCATGGATGGTTCCATCGGATTCAAGTACGATTCTTTCTGCATTAGAAAGAGTCACAGCCTTACCTGCTGGAACATAAAGGCTCTTGGCTAGGTAATGCTTAGTACTATCTCTTTGAATCCAGACATCCATTGGCAGTTCAAAAGCACTTTTATTAGTGATCGAAATGCCAACAATAACAGATGCCTTAGATGCAGGCGTTGTATAGCAATTGGTCGTACCAGCAGGATAGCTAGTCGTACCAAACTCCTGAATAGTGCTTTTAAATGTTGCCATTAACCAAACGCCAAGATGTCATTAATAGAGCCACCTCCACCTCCACCACCCCCGCTGCTAACGAGGGTCCAAGCATTGACGGATCCTGCTACATACATACTAAAGGCTCCAGTAGTTGAGTTATACCACCAATCCCCTGCTTCCATTCCTGAACTGGGAGCCGATGCTTGGCTGTAATATCTAGGTGCTATAGATACCCAGCTACCGCTAAGTCTGATTTTCAGTCTAAGGTTTGTGATATCCCACCAAAATTCTCCTTCAACCGCTGTAGTAGGAGCACTAGCGTTTACATATGTAGTTGATTCTGAACTTTTCCAAGCAGTGCCGTCATATACAAACAACATCTCGTTGTCTGTATTAAACCAAAGTTGTCCATCTACCGGATTACTAGGTGCTGCATTACCTTTAGATGCTACCGATAAAGATTCAAGAGGCTCCGACCAAGCGGAACCATCATAAACACTTAGTATATTGGTCGTTGAATTCAGCCACAAATCACCAGTAGTGGCTGTACTTGGTTGAGTCCCTGAGACCGTAACGGCTCCAACTCCGTCTAATCTGTCTCCAACGGCTAACTCTTGTGGATAACCGTCAACATAGACAATGGGTTTACGATCTGCCATCAGCTCAGAAGTACAGGAACATCAATATTTAAAGCAATAGTCGTTTCATCTAATGCTTCTCCTACTAACACTAGGTATTCCCCAGATCCAGAAGGAGGCGTAACGGAAATCAATCCATTACCGTTCAAGAAGTATCTTGCCCCAGGAGTTAGAGCTGTTGGGCTTTGTCCCCACCCTGTAATATCTACTTTTCCTACGACAACCATTTTTGCTTGAGAGCCAGAAGCAACATCTTCTTGAATCATTCCAGCAACAGTAGCACCGTCTCGCGTAGAAGACGCATGATTAGCTTTAGCTACTTTACCATCGGAATCTATATAAACGACATCACCTTTATCTAACCCTTGAGCTGCTTCAAGCTCCATCATTACAGCAGAGCCTCCGCCCAATCCTCCTAATGCTCCATTTAAAGCTATTAAAGCTTGAATAATACCTCCAGTATTGTTGGGATAACTTGTCACAGTACCTCCTGCTGTTGCTATACAAGCATTGATTGCGGAAATGATTCCGCCGAAGTTATTAGGGTAAGACGCCATGTATGTATTGTATTCGCCTTATGGAACTATTTTAGGCGATCCTGCAGCTCCTTCTTCCACTTCTTCTATCATCGGGTACTCAATCCCCCCAGCAGTAATAATTGACTCGAACTTGTTTGCCGATGTGTTGAAGATTTTAATTTCTGAAGTACCTCTACGACACCACCAATCGTTTTGACGACACCAAGCTGGGTCAGGCTCTAAAGTATCGTTCCATAGCATGGGACGTGAATCTGTTCTAATCCCATCTCGAACATCAGAAGGAGGAAATAGCTCTATACCAACAACTTCAGCCAAAGAAAGAATATATCTATCTTTATTCAATTCTCTCAACATTTGATACTCCTCATAGTCCTCTTCCGACATGCCTTCTTCCCTTCCGATGAAACCGAACTGGTCAACATCTTGGTCTGTCTCAATCATGTAATCATCAGGTTCATGCCAAGGACATCCACATGCCCACCTCATCGCATGAATGTGCTTGCATTCCCTTCTTTCGTCAATACGGAAAGGCAGACTTCTCCACTGCCTGTAATAGCCAACCCCTTGTTTTTCCCAAGCAGATCGAACAGTTCTCGCTGTATTAGGTAATGGAAATTCATCCATCCCAGCATCACCTTCTGGATATTCCAAGTTAGCTAATGCACCACCCAGATGATCTGGACAGCAACAAAAGAATTTAAAGCTCGAACACAAGTGACGATTGGATGTTGGATCCCATGCGTATCGTGTTGGTTCTGAAGGATCATATACAAGCTTTTTCCAATAAATCCGTTCTCCCCTAGCTATTCGACCTTGAGGACGAGATAAATCAAATGTCAAAGTCATGCTTGACGTCGAGACATCTGTTAACACCAACGCAACACTTCCTGCGTCTTTCTCTACTAAATCATCTGGATAGTTCGTACCAATCGCTGTATTTTCAAACTGATCGCCCTTAAAAATATTAAAAATACCTAACTGTGCAACTGAAAGAATACCTGTGACATTCCATACCAAAGTATGAGTAGAAGGATCAGGATCAGTCGCATTAATTGTGATTGTTCCACTACTAATAGGCTGTGGGAGGATGATACTACCTCTGGTTCTTTGACCTACATACCATGCCCTTTCAGGGCTGTTCTTACTCGGAAATAAAGTAACAATATCTTTTGACTGTCCATCCACAGCTCCTTGAGGGAATCTCGCAAGACTATATATAGATCTATCAGCCCAACTACTTCCAGAACTGAAATAAAAATCTTGCCCAGCCCTCCAACGTTTGTAATCAGACTCGCTGTTGTAAGCTTCTATAACAGTAGGAAAAACTGCTCCACCATATACACCTGCTCCATAGCCTTTCGTTGGATACCATCCATGACTACGTGGTTTTAAGCCTCGACTCATCGACCCCATGCCGAAATTCTTGTCGAGAGAGCCTAAACCTTTAGCCATACGTTCCCCTGTCTTGGTAGTAACTGCTAGCCGTAGCAGCTCCTGCTGCATTTCCTCTTCTCGCTAATGCCCTGCTTCTAGCCTCGTGATAGGAACCGCTAGTTTGAGGTCCCACCACATCAGCACCTGTAATGCTTTGAAAACTTCCAGCAGCTAAATTAACGGGATCGATGTCAAACCTGTTACCTCTGACACCACCTCTAGCTATACGTTTTCTTTCTGCTTCCTCGGCCATTCTGTCAGGGCTATAAGCTTCTTCTGCTAGACGATCTTCGTAGTCACCTTTTAACTTGTTGTATTTACCTTCCCAATCGCTGATTTGAATATTGGCATCTGCAGCGTCATCCAAAGCAGCTTGAGTCTCTTTATTAGCATCGTTATATAAATCTGTTAAACCTTGATTCTTTTTAGTCAATGAAGTCACTTCTTCACGCAGAGAATCTAAGGCTGTATCAGTTGTAGTTGTAGTTGTATCTGTTGTAGTTGTATCTGTTGTAGTTGTATCTGTTGTATCTGTTGTATCTGTATTGGTTGTTGTTGTTGTATCTGTATCGGTGGTGTCTGTAGTATCTGTAGTACTTGTGTCAGTGGTTACTGTATCCGTAGTAGTTGTGTCTGTAGTCGTTGTATCAGTTGTAGTTGTATCTGTTGTATCTGTTGTATCTGTTGTATCTGTTGTATCGTCACTTGCAGTCCCTCCTTGGGCTAAGAACCATTTTTTCATCGTGTCTTCTGCTTGCCCCATGTTCGCAACGAATCCGTCGGAACCAGCTACTGCACCTGCTCCAAGAGTCGCTGTATCAAAACCTAAAGCATGTTGCCACTTGTCTAGTAATTCATCGCTAGGAGTTCCACCGTCTGTGCTATACGTCGTTAACAGGGTCGTAAGAGCAGCTCTATTAGCATCTTTATCCTGCTCGTCGAAGTCAAAACTTCTGATAGCCTTTGCTGCGGCGTCTAATGTGGTATCTCCAGAAGCAATCTTCTTAGTCCAATTTTCCAAATTAGCTTGAGTCATAGCCGCTCCGCCGTGACTCAGATACAGAGGTCCTAAAGTATCGGCAATATCTCCAGTCGATTCTAAGGATTGCATCATGCTTCCATAGTTGGAAACTTGGCCTAAAGCTAAAGCACTTTTTAATTTAGCTTTAGTTGCTTCGTCAGCTGTAAAGCCTGTCTCATCTTCGTATTTTTGGTAAATAGCATCGTAATCTGACTCTTGTTCTGTAAAGTCATAAGACCCAATAGCATTAAGTGCAGAATTAAATTTATCCTCGTCATTTTTCGCCCACGCCTTCCACTTGTCAATTTCACTCTGTTCAGGGTCTCTATTAGCTGCTGATTTATATTTATCAATTAGCGTATTAAGCTTCGTCTCATCCCATGCAGCTACATCTGTTGTAGTAGGTGGAGTGTAGCTCCCTTCTATGTAATTACCATCGTCGTCATAATATTGTCCATAGGTGTTATGCCATCTTGTTGAATAGTCTTCCGCAGATTCTCCGACTTGTATCCGATCATCAGCCCCAGGTAATACATTAATATCGCCTTTAGTAGCGTCTGTCGCATCACCGACCATGAAGGTCTCATTGTAACCCCCAGTCTTCTGAGCAATAGCAGTTTCTTTCTGCTTCGAAGAAGCAATATCAGATTCAATTTTTTCCCAACTATCTCCAGCATTTAACCTGCCGATCCAATACTCAATTCCTTCATCGCGAACCTCCCTATTTAAATACTTGTCGTAGAGAACATTCAGGCCTTTAATATCTAATTCTTTTAATTTATCAGGATTATGCGTAGCAAGGATATTACGATCTGTTCCACGAATAACACTTGCTAATGCTTTATTACCTTCTGATGTTTTTTCGTTGTTCTTGCCAGCACTTGCATAAAGAGTCGAAGCATCACCAAAAGCGTTGGTAAAGTCAGCTGCAGTTAGCAATGTACTTGGATCCATCGACAACTCATGCTGCATCGCAGCACCTAAGGTCGTTCCGTCTCCTGAAGTATCATCTGTTCCTCCGTACAAAATATTATGAACTTGTTTTTCGCCGCTGATATTGAAATTACTTAATACGGATTTTTTAATATCTTCTTCACTCTTACCTGCCTTCCTCATCTTGTCTATATCTTTGATCCAGTAGGTGCGTCCCGCTAGGTCATCGTCAGTCTCTTCTTGGGTTCTACCTAGAATGTTGATATATAAATCATTAACAAATTCTTCGTCTGTCTGCCCTGCTGCTGTACTAGAGGCAGTTGAGAAAGGTAGTGGTTCTGATGTAACATTATTAGCTCCCGCATTGAGAACCGTGACGGCGTTAGTGAGAGTTGTGTTATAAAGATCCGCAGAATCATCAACCGTAAGAGCTACGTTAGTATCTCCAGCATCACCACTAGCTACAACTGCTGCGGCTGCTGTATCATTGTCATCACTGCTACTTCCAGTAACGGTGAGAGTGCTTCCACTACTCGTCCCAGTATTGGCATTGCTAGCGTTACTAGCCTCTTTCTGAATAGCTGCTACGGCATCGTCTGCGGTGACGTTGCCTGAATGCATGGCTTTACCCCATCCCGACGTTGAAGGATTGTAAGTCTTTCCAGTTGCCTCTACTGCTGCTTTAACTTTTGCGTGTTTCTGCCCCTCTGCCGAATTGTCGAATAAAGTGGCAACACTCTCTAAGCTGGCTCCTTTGCTGATCTGGTCTGACCAATAGGCGTAACCACTAGGGTCTGGTGGTCTGCCGAATTTCTCTTGGTATAAACCGTGAAGCGAAGTAGCCATGATTTAGAAAAATCCGCCTTGAGCAAAAACGTTTAAGCGAGTATTAGCACTTGGTGAAGCGATAGTAGCTTGAGTACCTACGTATAGAGTTGCTCCAGAAGGGATATATAGTCCTGTGTTCTTTTTATCTGTCTCACTAATAGAACTATCAGCACCTAAATTAGGCACAGGAACAGACAATGCTGGTAAAGCAATATTAGTTCTAGAGCCTAGTCCTATAGAGGTCGATATAGTTGCAGCCGCAACACACAAAGTATTAGTAGTTGTTATCGTTGCAGTTGTCGTAGCGAGACTTAAAAAGACTAAGACTTCGACGGCAGCACTACCACTAATCTGGGTACTGGCTTCATTAGCAACAACCGATATACTATCTACCACCGCACCATCATTAGAAGTGCAATCGACTAGTAACACACATCCGTTGCCTGTAACGGTGTTATAGTTGGAAGCTGTCGACAACGCAGCCGTGCCTCCTATGCTTGCGAAAGAATGCAGCGGTCTGTCTATCAACAGCGGCATCTTGTTTGTACTACTGGCAGCCAAGTTAATACCTCATCTAATTAGATTTTAAAGAAACTAAAAGAACGGAGTCTCAAAGTTCTCGAAGCCCTCGAAACCATCGGGTTCAGGAGCAACATTTCTCTGTGGACCAGAACCTAGAGGTCCTGGAGCCATTCTTGTTCCTTTCTGTGCTTTGTTGGGTTTGATCTTCCCTTCTCTCTCTTTCCTTATATGAGGGGGCTTGAAACGACCACCTGTTTGATCCGGCTTAGTTCTAACAGGTCCTTCTTGTGTTCCTACTTGTTCCGCATCTCTATATACATTCGTTCTCACTACTGTGTCGTCTACAGGTCTGAATGATTCAACATTCATTGGATTATTCGGAACACCACCTCTGCTAGCAGATAAGTCACGAGCAGTTTTACGCACCTGAGGGGTATTCTCATACCACTCGTTATACCTCGTTGCCCTGACTGGTCCAGAACGATGTTTCAGATGATCGGGAACCATACTTCCTGATTTCTTTCTAGGTCGTTGCCCACTATCGCCGCTAGGAGTCGCAAATGACATTAACCTATGCCTCCACCAAAGAGTTGTATGGGAGGCCACTGTTGATTATCTCTGCGGTTGCCTTTTGTCTTTTTAGGCCTCCCTTCTGCAACAGGCTCTTTGCCTCTACCTCCAACTTCTGGGCTATACCACCAATCTGATCCTGCATTACCTCCTTCAAATTCTTTACCTCTACCACCTCCCTTAGGTCTACCTTCCATTGGCTCCTCCCCAGGCCTGCCAACCACTTTTGGCTTGTCCTGTTTGGCTTCTTTTCTCGCCTTCCTCTCTATTGAAGGCTTATGTTTCATTAAGAATTCTGCTGCATTCGGAGCGTTATATGTTGTTAGTCCAGTTGGTGTTTCTTTCTCGAGGTTTAAAGCAGCGACAAAATCATTCATTTTCTTAGGAGCATTACCTTCTTCTAAAGGTCTTGCTGGTTTCACTCCTGTCTTGCTCTGGGTAACTCCTATCTCTGGCTGCATGTTAATGCCAGATTGTGCTAATCCAAATGTTGATTTCCTGTTACCATCTCCAATCGCGTTTTGAACGTCGCCTAAAGCCGCACTTCTATTAAGTTGAGATTTAAATGGAGTTGTGTTGCCTTGACTGAATGTTCCATCTGAAGGAACTGTATTAACGTCGAAAGGAGTAAAAGAAGCACCGTTAGCTTGAGTCATATATTGATCAGCCATCGCCTTTAACGCACTTCTTTGTGCATCACTGCCTTTTGTAACATGCGTCGTCCAACCGCCCATTCCAGGGCCTTCAAGGTTAGCACTAGCATTATATTCCTCGGAAGATAAAGCGTCTTTACGCCATCTCTGTCCTATGTCACTTATAGGATTCGTTGTAACAAATTCATTAGGATTTAATCCTTTAGGTAGTCGTGCCATAGTTACCTCCAGTTCATTGAGCCAACAGCTTGCGAGACTCTGGTTCCAACCGCTGTATCTGCTGGTCCCTTTACAGCCATAATAAACTCTGAGCCAGATCTTTCGAAGGCGTAACGTCTCACGTCACTACGCCTGTAATTAGCAACATATAATGTTTCTGCTAATTGATCGACTTCACGTAAATATACTTCCCAGTAATCCTTAGCAGCCTTGATTGGATCCGACTGATAGATCGCTCTATTAGAGTCTCCTACAATTCGCTGTATTCGGCTGGGTTGTGGCTGTGATTCTGTCTTGAATATCTGTGAAACCTTGTAGGCCTTGTCACAGCGATCCAAGTGCTCGGTTGTCCGGTTATAGAAATAAGAATCCGGGATACGAGCCATAGCTTCTTCCACTCTGGCAATATCACCAGCTGGGAGGTTAGCTCCGGTGTTGTAGCCCAAATGAAACCGACAACGGCTTTTGTCGTAGTCGTTAAGCTCCAATGGCTAGTAAATGCAACCTATTCTTTATTGTACGGGAATTATGCAACGTAGATCAGATCTTCTGCAATAATAGTATCCCAATCGACTCTACTAATCTTTTTAAGTTGGTCTAAATTTTTAAACCTCTCCCCAGGGAGAGATAATCTAAGCTCTACTATTTTCTTGGCTGTTGCATAACCAATACCTTTTACAGCTTTAGCAATATTTTCTGCTGTCGCCGCATTGACGTTTAATCGAGTATCTACAGGAATAACACTTTCAGGCATCTTGTCTTCATCTTTATGGTCTTCCGCTGTCTGTGGTTCAATAGTTTGTCCTGTACGGCCTTTACCAGCCTCGTAAGAAACCAAGTCAGCTAATGCTACATAAACAACTTGGCCTGCATTGTTCTTGACCATTGCCCAATCCTTGTCGTGATGGGATATGAATTCAACAATTTGACCAGTCTTTTGATTTTGATAAAGCGTCATAACACAAAAAAAGGACATCCGATACCAGATGTCCTTCATTGTAGGGATAAAAACTAATTAATCCAACTATGCGCCTTGCTCGACTACGAATGGAGTGCCAACATCCTCACTGTTAGGTACTGCATCATCAACGAAGTATGAAACAGTAACGATGAGGTATGTACCACCGCTTGCAGTTGAAGTCAAAGCAGAACCTGCAGATGTTCCTGTACTGTCAGTTACATAGACCTTAAGAGTCTCAGCACCAGCTAAGGTAGCCGCTGTAACAAGACCAGTTACTGAAGTTCCAGGAGCAATAGTTGTACTAGCCACTGCAAGATCTGCAGAGTTAGAAGCAACTTTAGTAGTTGTAATTGTTGCGTCGTTTCCGATAGCATCAGCAACTTTCAATCTGTTGGTGTTAGTTCCAACAAGACCAGAAGTAGCTGTTCCAACTCCTTTGTCCTTACGAACGTCAGGTACACGAATACCAACAGAGTAAACATTAGCGCCAGCTGGCACTGTTAATCCTGTGATGTCTGCACGAGCTTTGTCGTCTCCTCTGAGGTCTGGGCTAGGAATAACGACGTCAAAAGATGTACCACCAGTTGAATCAACTAGTGCGTAACCTGTCTTCTGATAATAAACGCGACCAGGCTCAGACACAACGCCTTGACCTTGGTAGCTACTTAGTTGGGCAACCCAGTTGCCGGGAAAGATTTTCTTTGCCATGTGATTAATACCTTAGTAAACGAAACTGAAGGCACAAGTTACGAAGTCCTTATTAAGAATTTCGAAACCAGCAAAGAGGGACCAAATCATAATGATGAAGCGCGAAAAGTCATCATTATTATTGAGAAGAATTTGAGCGTTGTTACCACCAATACCTACACCAATAGCCTGAGGGCCAAAGAAGAGCATAGGAGCAGCGGTTGTCACTGTGTTAGTGATGCTCGCGTCAGTGATTGTTACCTGTAAAGATTTCTCAGGCAAGTTGGTTGATTCGAACCATCTTACGCCCTCAAACAAAAATCCGGTTGGCATCACCGGCTGACCAGCTACAAATCCAGCTTGTCCATAAGCAGGACCCATACCTTGGAAGAAGTTAGCGTTAGGAGCTTGCTCAGGCTGGAGTGGATTAACCATTCCATTTCCTGCATAGCGAGCTATTTCTCTGAACGCCTCGTTCTGGCGCAGATGCATCATCGCTGTTGGATCAGCAATACATCTGTAATAGCCATCAGCAAAAGTTGGGACGTTGCGCTTACGCATGTCCTTAACAACCTGAAGTAAGTCTGTCTTTACGTCGAACTTACCTGAGGAGCCTGCTGCATAACTAATAAATGGAGCAGAACCAGACTTAGCTTTGCTACCAGGGTAGAAGTATCCACCTTGGCTATCTGTTGCTTCTCCGTTAGCTTCCGCTTTAAATAGTTCATCAGCGAAAACCCTGTCACGCCAACGCCTGTAATCATCCAAAAGGGTCAAGGACCCGATGCTCTGGTGAAAAACGTTGAGGTTACCTGTGTCTAAAAGTAGACGTTGTGCTGTTAAGAGAGTCTCTCTTGCAACCTTGAAAGTACTAGGAGATGTCGCATCTGTTGGATCGGCAGGACCTGTGTACTCTTTTAAGGTTACGAGAACCTTGTCTTTAACAATATTGCGGCTAGATGCTGTACCGAGTGTTTGATCCGCTGTACGCTCTCTGGAATCCTTATTACCAGGATTGCCCCAGAATCTATAACGATCAAGCTGGACCGTTTGGCCCGGCTGTTTAGCGAAATCGTGTACCACTACTGGCTCTACAGCCATCTCGATCACATAACCGGGATGGGGCCTATAAAGCTCAGCGCCTAACAGCTTTGGAAAATCGTTGTCAATCCACATGGATCGCAATCACTCCGTAGCTTATAGAAATTTAATGACACTATCGACGTGTCATCACTACTATAAATGAAGTACGTAGGGTGAAACTTTTGGACGCAATAGACGTTCGAGGATTACTTGGATTATTACTTGCAGATGGCAGTCTTGTTTCTTATCGCACTCCTGGAGGGGGATACGTTCAATTAACTCTTACGGCTGGCCCATCTGAGTCAGCTTTTCTAGAAGAAAAAGTTGCAGAATTCAGGCAATTCATTCCAACAAAGGCGAAAATTGTTCCCTATAAAACAGCTCCAAGAGCTAATGGACAGACAACTCCCATCCTTCGGTTTCGTGTTTCAACCAATAAATTAAGACCTATTCACAATCTTTTATACCCTCGAGGGGAAAGACAGATTACAAAAGCAGCATTAGATCTTCTAGGAGGAGAAGCTGCGGCATGGATGTGGGCAGAAGGCATGAGGATGCTTGATTCAGGTATTGTCAGTCTTGCGAGGGTTGGCAACACGGAAGAAGAAGCACGATTAGTATCTCGCTGGCTTGAGACCTTGACAGGAGCTAGTTCATCTCTTAATCACTACTACATCAGACCTCGACTCGTTTTCGAGAAAGAACAAGCAGACAAAATTAAATCAACTCTTTACCCTTACGCCCCCAACTCTAGAAAGCATCTATTTACAGGAGAAGAATGGAATGCAAGCTCGATTCGTAGTGCGCGTACTGAGTTACAGCTTGGGCAAAGGGAAGATAGAACTCAAAGGAATCAAGAAAAGACCTTGGCTAGAAATATCTAGATCCGAGGTTGATAAAACATATTTAGATCACCAATTAAGGACTCTACGTAAGTTGCATGTCAGCAAAGTAGAAGTCTTTTGGGATCGTATAGCAACTGACACTTATTACGACAGGGAGAGATTTAGGCTTCAAAGCGATCATCTTTGGAGAGTTTATGAACTGTTGTACCCAAAAGATGAAAAATATATATCTAATGATGTACTAAAAATCGCGGGTATCCACGGTTTAACCGCCTTATGGATAGATCAAGGGAAAGTTATTGGTCGTAAAGGCTCTATTAAAGGAAGATACTCTGACGAGGAATACATCATCATATCTCGTTGGTTACAAGATTATTGGAACATAAAAGCATCTCCTCGCTGCAACCAAGTATCCACTATTGAACTGGTCTTAGGACGAGAAGCATTAGAGACACTAATAGATACGATTCAACCCTGCTTGCACTACTCAATGAAAAAGAAGTTACGCTAAGTCAGTCCCGAAGAAGAACTACGTCAGGGACTAATTGATCAGGGCGACTTAAATTTTTGTAGTTTCTTTAAGTCTTAAACATAACGCCAGGCGACTAGCTATCGTGTGGCGTCCCCTGACTTCCTATATCGAGTAAGATTCAAGTAAAGAAGGACTTTTATGCCGACTCAATGACCTCGGTAACGACATCTTTAAATCAAATATCTGATTCTTACGGGGGGAGCAGTAAAACTTCCCCCTCTTTTCTTAGGCTTGAGCATGTTAAATTCAATTCCATATCAAAAGCAAAAGATTTAGGTTCTGTTGATAACTTGAATACTCGTATTACTGGTTATATCGGTACTGAGGCGGGAACCAATACAATTTACTTCAAAGTACAGAGCTTAGGAGAATCAGATATTCGAATCACTAAGAATTTTCTAAACAAGCATACGGATAAATATATTTCACTAGGTGTCTTAAATGCTAACAAGCAACCAATACCCTTAACCAATAGCGGTTTTGCTTACAAAAACGACATCGTTAATACTGATGTTGATGAAAAACTTTTGCAGTTACAGCCTGGAATTTTTTATTTTACGATTAGTTCTTCTCAGTGGCAAAAGCTGCCTTATAGTGTCAATTTAGAAGTCATTCGCTATGTTCAACTTTACGGTACTGTATCTGGTGCTTTAACTGCTACTAGCCGAATACCGTTAGTCAAATGGACTGGTTCAGCATTACTATCTAATGAGACATATGCCCTGCTTCCCGCTCCTAGTATTATTAAGGCTCTAGAAGGCTCTACAACAGGCGACAAAGTAAGTTACGGAGTTATTATTATCAACTCAGTCGGAACAGCAGAGGGACGTTTTGAGCCTTATGGTCGCATGTTGATGTATCACCGTATCCCTTCAGCGACATCTGAGCTGACATCGTCTAATTACGCTACGCTAACAGTATCCTCTCCGAGCGGTGGGTACTAAATAATAGTCACCTCTCCAGAGCTGTCAAAATAGTAAATGACGAAGAGTTAACTGCAGTATGGCGTTTTCCCAGTATTTTGCGAACGAAATCCTTACTTGGATAAAAGGATCCTCGTTTCCAACTGCTTTAAGCAATGTATACGTCAGTATCCATACTGGCGATCCTGGCACTGCTGGCACTTCTAATGACGTAACATTAACCGTCACTGGTAGTTCTAATAGAACAGCAATATCGGCTGCTGCTTTTACTGGAGTAACAGGAGCTTCTCCTAGTGGATTTGAGATAAAGAATACTAATACAGTTCAAATTACCACTAATGCTCAAAATGGCACACAGCAAACTTTGACCCATTTCGGTCTCTGGGATGCTCAAACTTCTGGTAATTTTATTGCTTCTGGTGCTTTAACGACATCGGTAGATATTCAATCAGGCGATACTGTTCAGTTCAATAGCAACGCTTTAGGTATTAAAGTTGTTTAAAAACCCCATAAAGATTCTGGTTTTCCACCGGGCTGGCCTTTAAAGCCACCGCCATTTCTAGTGTCTAAATGGATGAATCCTTTGCTGCGATAATCACCATACCCGCCACTCCATCTTTGAACAAGCCACATATGAAATTTATCTAAAGACCCGTTCACGGGGAAAATATCAATAGCAGTTCCTGAGACATGTCGAGAAGTTTCACTTCCTCCGCATTCCCTATTAACAGGCTCAGGTCTGTAAAAACTGACGACACCAATCGCTTCTTTCCAAGCATTTCTAATACTGTCGAATTGGTGGCAAGTATTAATCAAGGTTTTTTCAATGTCACTACCTGCTTCTGGAGCCCGACGAGAGTCATATTGCAATACTTCTCCTACTGATAAATATTTACCTATAGGACAAGAAAAATCAGACCAATCTATATCATCTTCCTCTTTCAAAGCTCTGGAACGTTTTTCTCTCCAATCCGGTAAATAAATAGCCCATCTTTCTGTAGCACCCTCAAATTGAACCCATGCATGACTTTCTCCTGGAATTTCCTCAAGTCTGGAAACGCTGATCAACTCACCTTCCTTGCACTCGATCTTGCCCGAAGAGGACAAGTAACGACTACTGATTGGAGCACGTTTTAACAGTGTTGGTTTGCGACTGACAAAATTCATGATTCCATCAGCTTCTTGATTCCACATAGCACCTTCTGTTGACCTACGATTCACTAACCCAGGAAGGATAACATCTTTATCTTTGATGTAAAGATTTAAAACTGCTTCCATCTCCTGATACCTCTCAGGATACTGGAAGCCCAAATCTAAAACTTCTGCAATAGCTTTATATTCAGATTCCTTGTAAAAAGAAGAACCAAAATTCCAAGCAAAACTCAATAAAACTGCTTGCCGTTTATAACCAAAATATCCCCACCCTGGGATCAAGGAAATCGGTGAGAGAAAATCGCGAATTAATCCTTGTTTTAAGTAGTTATCGCAAATTGATTGCTGACAGACGTCTCCTAGCATGACACAAGACCCATCAGGGTATCTGCTAATACCAGTACAAATAGTAGGTACTCCTACAGGATTAAGGTATGCCTCTAATTCGCAACCTTCGAAATTACTTATTAAGTTGACCGCAAAATCTAATGTCTTCGGGTGGATCGTCGGGATACGTACCTGCGAACCTGATTGTATCTTTTGCGATAGGTTCTTTCCCTTCCAGCATTCCAATAGCCACTTCTTCAGCATACGGATCACTGTAGCCTTTAGATCTTAGTAATTCATATAAACGCAAAAAAGAATCCAATTTGGATCCTTCAGACGAAACCTCTTCGTCCCATTGATCTGAAATCGCTTCACTAAATTCGGATCCACCCGCAGTTCGCATTTAGAAGGATCCAATATATCTACAGTTTAACTACTAAATATAGATCTCATGTAATCATCAACTGATAATCCTGAATTGTTTAACTCCCTACCAGCGTATAAACCTTCAGCTTCTTTTGCAAGATCTTTTGCATATTCAGCAAAAGCATTCTTGTAATTTTCAGTAGTAGCTTCGTCGGATTCGAATTCTTTAAGTCTCTGCCCAAACTTCGCATGTCTGCCAGCCATTGATGTCAAGCCATCTGCTTCTGCAGCAGCTATCTGCTCACCAGCTCTTAGACGAGCTTCTCCCGAATTACCACTTAGCGAAGGGTCTAAAAATTCTTCAGTTGGATACATAATAAAAAGCCCCGAAAAACGGGGCCACGATACAATTAAGCCTCAGAAACAAGAACTTTACTACGTAAAGCATCTGGTGTCGCTTGAGTTAAAAGTTTCCATGCATCTGCAGGATTCTGATCGCTGATATTAGAGAAAGCAGACCAGAAGTCGTCAGACCCTTTTTGTACGCCAGGAGCAGGCATTTCTAACTGTGGACGCTGGAATTCAGCATTCTGTGTTGGAGCTGGAGCCTGACTAGGTGCTGGAGCCTGTGTTGGAGCTGGAGCTTGTGCTTGTGTTGGAGCTGGAGCTTGTGCTTGAGCAGGAGGAGCTGGACGCTCGAATCTTGAATCAGCAGCAGCTACTTCAGCAGCTAAACGATCTCTTGCAATCTCTGTTGGATAAGGACCATTAGGACCGAAGAATTCGTTGACATAATTAGAAAGCATATCTGGATTAGTCAACATGACATGGTAAGCAGCATTATCTTCAGCAGCAGCTTTGATAACGTTTTGAGCCTTACTTAAGGAATCTTGAACTTGAGCAACTTTTTGTACGGTTTGAGCTGTCTGCTTGGCTTGAGCTAGAAGAGCATCTTCTACTACACATGCATAACGATTAAGTAATGCTGGAGCTTCTGCTCCGAAATGATTCAGAACTTCTAAGCTATCTCTGCTTACGCTTCCTAGATACCCGTCTGTCGCGGGTGCGTTTTGCTCTGTCTGCAAGTTCTGCACCTGTGCCGGTGCCTGCACTTGCTGGGGCTGGGGTGGAGCTACCGGTGCCTGCGCTTGGGTATAAGCCTGCGTTGCTTGGGGCCATGAGATCGGGGTCCCCGAAACGGATGGAGCGCCCTGATAGTTTGTTGGAGCCTGCGAGACCGGAGTTTGACTCTGGATCTGTGGGGTCGGAGTTGAGTAAGCTGCCTGAGGTTGGGAGGGCTGCTGAGTGCTCAGGCTCTCGGACAAGCGGTTGTACGCCTCCTGCCAAGGATTCGCCACCTGTGGAGCCACCTGTGGAGCCACCTGCGGAGCCGATTCCACCGTAGGAGTCTGGGGTGAAGGTTGGGCGTTCTGGGCTGGAGCTTGCTGGTAAACCGGCGTCGACACGGGCGCGCTCGATGGTATCGAGGGTTGTGGGGTCACCGTAGCTTGTGGAGTCGTTGTACTGTCCTGCATAAGTTAATTCTCGTTTTAAATAATCCATTGCTCGATAGACAAATGGCGTCAAATCGAGTTTCGGATCGCTTAGCATCGGCAGGTCTGGAGCCTGCGGATGAGGTATCCGTCGCATGTTATCTATCAGCGACAAGAATGTGCCAATACTGCTTTGGGTGGCTTGAGCCATTCTAAATGGATAGCCACTAAGCATTGCGCTGCGCTCTTCGTCCGTCTTATTCGGGAAGAGATGCCTTAAGGCTTCGATGCTATTAACACCAAGTTCCTGAAGGTTTCTAACAACGATACTTGAATTCAGTATATCCTCTGTGCTGTCCTCGAACACTGGGCCTTTCCATCTCCACTCAATCTTCCTGTCACCGTCAGGCACTAACCCAACGACTCCTGGAGGTAGCTCAGTGTTTTGAATCGCCTCTCTCATGGCAATTTCTAATTCATTCTCGAATATTGGTTTCTGCTCAGCGTAAGCAGCTAGAGCTTGTCGGTATAGTTGTGGATCATCAAATACTTCCTCTAATGGAGGTTGAGGTTTGATCATGCCACTAGCAACTGCAAAAGATTCTCTGAAAATTTGCTCCTCATGATAAACAATCAGAGATAATAATTTGCACAAACCGTAAGTTAATAAACCTCTGCACCTTCTTGCTGCAGTGGTGGCAGCTCGACCATATAGTGATTTAATTTCATAAGCAGTTGCTCCGGAACTGATACCTAATTCATCAACTCCCCCTAAAGCTGTTCTTACTTCTTCTCGATATTGTCTCGCATACAGGTTTTGGTCTCCTGATACAGCATCGGGGGTTAAGTAAACAGCCCTATCAGTTGGCTCAACGTTCGCTATTAAGCGAGGAACTTTCATTCCACCAGCACTCCCTCCTGTAGGCTGACTAACCCGAGTAGAAGCCCTGTCAGCAGAGAAGAAACCAGCTTGAGAACTAATAGTTGGTCTTAATTGCTCCTCATCCCCAGATTCAACTAAGTCATGCTTAGGTCTACTGGAAACTAAAGTTGGATTACCAAAGAAATGAATATTAGTTCTAATATTTTTAACTAAATCATCATGTAAGACGATTTGATCTGCCAACCAATCAAAGTCCCCAGAAGCGTCCATCCCTGTAGAACGCATCGTGTTGAACGATTCTACGGCTGGTATAAAACCAAGACTATTGGTTAGAGTTCTTGTTTTATTGCCAGAGAAACCATTATGCAATGGTCCCCCGTCAAATGAAGGTCTTTCGTTTGTTATCGATTCTTTTATTAAATCCCTTTTGACCTGTAATTTGACATACCTCATACTGCCGTTGTCACCCGGCATAGCAAGCGGTCCTAACGTGTTTTTAACGTTGAAGGAATAAATTAATTCAATTTCTTCTAATTCTCCTTCAGCATCGTAGTAAGCACGGTAGTTATCCTTGCTAAACCACATGATTCGATAGGAATCACCTATGGGTCGAAAATAAAATAAACCTTTTCCATCAATCAAGAAATCATCGACAATTCCTTCTAGTCGACTGTCTATTTCATTCTCAATAATTAAGTCGTTCAAGAATACCTTACGGAAACCGAAAGTATCTTGGGCTGGATAAAACTCTAGTCCTTGACGAAGCATGAAAAGCTTCATTTGAGCCAAATGACTATTCACGATCATCGTGTCAGTCCCGCTTTGGCCGTCTCTCTTTCTAGCTGCTTCCAGTATTCGTCGGAAACGCTCTGATGTAGGCTTGCTCATCTACTTATCTTACTGCCACTCGACCTGAGCACTTCCTCGTCGCATCAAACCTTGTACAACGATATTTAAAGAGTCAGCACAATCATCATGAGGTGCATGACCAAAATTCACTACTTCATCAACCATGTAATTAAAATCTCGGTATTTGTTGAAGATAATCTTACGCCTCTCGAAGAGACCGATGATACCCCTAAGCCTCGCAAGTTTGTCACCGCGAAAACCTTTAATAGGGCTAATACTTAAATTGTAGAGCTGCCATTCATTAAATAGGAATCGTTTTAAATCTCCTTCGAAACTTTTCTGATAAGCAACGACTTCTGGCCAAATAATGACAGGTGAATCCGTCTTAAAAAATTGGTTTTGATCATTAGATTCCAAAAGGTTCCACTCAACTAATAATTCACATAAAGCTTCAATTTTTTCTACGTTCCCCATTGAACGCATTCTCTTGTAATCAATAACGTAAATCTTGTCGTCAACCCTTCCAGCTAAGGTGAATACAGTCCAATCATTTCTTTCGCTCATTCCCGCAGATAAATCAATACCTACTCCGACGCTGTCGTAAACATCAGGTACTTCTCCTTTGACGAATAATTCAGGAGAAATCCCTAATTCACTAGTTTTAACTGGTTGATTTAAATACTGATAAGAAAAAGCAATACGATCTTCACTCTGTAATTTCAATAAATACTTAGCTGACCACATTTCAGGCCAATAAGAACGTGGCCTACCATCTTCCTCGTACCTTAAAGCTGCTTGTGTTATTACCTTCCATCCTCTTTTTTCGCAAAAAGTAGTTGTAAATAAATCATCAAAGTGGAAACGAGTACCCAAAGCAATAGCTCTAGCACCTTGGAACATAGTGGGAACTATGACGTTATTCCAGTTAGCTTCCATCTCTCTCCGAATATCAGGATTAGATATTGCAGCAGCACTTTTAATAGCATCATCAACGATAATCAAAGAACTACGTTTAGATGTAATCGTTCCTTTTAGTCCTGCACAAGCAACAGTAAAAGCATCTTCTCCCCTGATATCTACTTCTGCGAAATCAAAATCAATCGACCATAATTCATCGCTCGTGCGAGTCTTCGATAATCGAACTGTCGGAAAAATTTCCTGATATTCCTTGTTCATTATCATGTTTTTTATCGCAGCACTTTTATTACGGGCTACGTCAACGTTATAAGAAACGTAAAGAGTCCTGAGCAGCTTGCGAGCAGTCGCATGGCGACCTATAAGCCAAGCTATAAGTAAACCTATCTCTGTTGATTTTGCACTACCCCTAGGACTTAATAAACATGTATTAGGTCCTGCTATATCAAGAAGATGTTCATTGCTTTGATTAGTTAAAAAAGCCTCATGCCATACTTTCATATGACGAGCAGGAGGTTTACCCATTAACTCGCAAAAGAAAGCAAAATTATTTCTAGCTTTAATTACGTGTTTAGGTATTTCAACAACCTTAGGCTCTTTTGTGATAGACCTCGCAGCGAGTTGAGCACTACGTCTACGGGCAAGAGCAATAGAAGCATTTGACATGCTTTATTCTAATGTTTTTCACTATTTTTAGTTGATTCCTATATTTTTTATTGTAAAATTATTCTATTATTCGAAAAAGTTATGGCAAAACCGCAAGAGGATACATTCTTACCTGAGTACATGAGGGAAAGTGTAGACTTTACCGCAGAAGAGAAAGAAGCAAGTGCTTACTATCCTTTGTTCGAAGTCCCTTTCTGGACTAGCAATATACAAGACAAGAAAGCTATACCTGCAGTATTAGAACATTTTAAAAAGTCTCACGCTGGAAATAATTTTGAAAATGCAGGTCACTCTCGAGAAGACCAGATTTCATTTCCTGCAGGCAGACCGTGGAATATCATTCAATCTAGGACTCGTCTATCAGCACCTCAAAGCAATGGAGTAAATCTTCTAGACGACGGCTATGTCCAACCATTCTTAGAGACAGTTAAACAAGAGTGTATTCGAATATTGCAACACTCACCGAAAGATCATACTATTCATCGTGATCAATTAGCAATATCAGGAGCATACGTTGGTTTCTTGCCTCCTGGGTGCTGCTTAGAGCAAAACATTGCTCCTAACAACGAATTAGTTGGTCTATTAATTTTAGAAACTCCTCCCATGACTGGTGAACTATCTTTCCAAGACCCAGCATGGATAACAAAAACAATGACTCTTCATAATGTCGATAGAAGCACTTTTCCTTCTCCTGAAGTAACACAAGGTTTTTCTTTCGACGAAGGGCAGATCTTTTTATACCCCTCATGGCTGCCTATGTCTATAGCTAACAATAGAAACGTAGACGATCCAATTAATACAGGTATATGGTTTGTCAGTCTAAGAATTAGCACTCGAAATAGATTTTTAAATCCTGCTGTGGTTATTCACGATCAACAGAAGGAAGCAAACGATATATATGAACAAGTTCTTATGGAAAGAGACAAATATAGAGAAAAATTAAAAGCACTTGGCGAACCAACTTAAATTCTAGGGATATAATCCTTAGCTTGATGGATTAAAGGTAAAACGTCTGTCTCTACCTTTTCCGCTATTTTATCGACAATACTAATATCTATATCTAAGAATGGAGGGATAATTCCTAACAACCTTAATGTGCCATCTAAGAATAAAGCTAAACAAATAAAACCAAGAATCATACTAATAATTGTTGCATTACGATTATGCAACCTCATAGATTCTTCATCGATAGCTCTCGCCTCTGCCACGGCTGCTGCAATTAACTTATCAACTTCTTCTTTCGTATAACACAAATGAGGAAGAATCTCTTTAATTTTATCTTCCGTCATAAGACGTACAACAATTTAACTTAGATTACTTCTCGTCAACAAGCATTGCCCAAACAGATTCATAAGCTAATTCCAAGGCATTAGTCACATCCTCATTCTCTTTAAAGATTGACCGTAATTCCCTCATAACCTTATCAGCACCTGCTAACACTAAACCTCTTCTATCTGTTGATTTTGTTATTTTGTCGACCTCTACGAGATGTCCACGTAATTCTTTAGAAAGATGAGCAATACGTGTTGCTGCTGCATCCGGTTTAACTAAATCTGCGTGAACCTGTTGACGGAGAAAATCAATGTCGGATTCTAATTTAACAATCTCCGCTAACAGTATTTCGCGACGATTTAATTTTGGATAATACTGATTAACCCAATCTTCTAAAGCATTGAAACCACCTTCATATCCAAGGACAGAAGCATATAGCCATATTTCAAAAACAGAATAAGTATGTTCTACATAGGCTAAAAAATTCTCACGATATCCTTGATCTAGAGAGGTTAAAAACGACTGAATAACCTCTTCTTTTTCTTTAGGCATTTAACCGAAGAACTTAGCTCCTGCACTAGATATAGCACCTCTTGCGTCAGCTCGCATCCCTTTCTGCTGTCGGTAGTCTTCTCTTAAAGTCTTACGCTTCTCATCAGCTTCAGTCATAATACCAAGCCTTTGCTGTTGACCTGTCTCTTTAATACCTAGTCTTTGTTCTCTTCCTGTAGCGGCGATATTTAAACGATCTTGAGTCCCCTCGGCTCCTATGTTCATTCTTTGCTGTTCACCCGTCTCCATAATTCCAAGACGTTGCTGCTTACCTGTTTCACCAATCGTTGCAATATCAGCATCTTTCTGAGCACCAATATTAAGACGATCCTGTCTTCCCTCTTCGCCAATATTGAGTCTTGTCTCTTCTCCTGTCTTACCAATAGTTAAACGATCTTGAGCACCTAATGCAGCATATTCATCCTTCTTCCAACCATGCTCAGCAGCTCCCAATTCAAGAGCTTCCTCGGTCTCTCGATCCATCTTCTTACTATCTATCTCGTAAGTCGCATTAGCTAAATCTTTTTCATAATTCAACATTATCCCCTTAGTTGCTTGGGTTGTAAAAATGTCGCCTAATTTTCCAACAACATTTCCTGTTATATCGGTATTTTGGTCGAACGTATTTGCAAGTGTCGTCAAACCACTTAAACCACCTTGCAATGCAGATCCCTCGATTGTGAGGTTGTCTAGCATCGAACCAAAATCAGTCGAACTAACCGTGTTATTAGCATTTGCGTTGGTCGTATTACCTGCTCCAGTATTTCCACCAGGATTACTAGCACTAGTCATTTGCCATGTTCCTTGATTTATAGCAGTTCCCCTGATAATGTCTTTTACTGCATTTTCTCCTGCAGTTCCACCCCCTAGGCGATCTTTTTCACTTTCCCAGTAAGCGATAGCACCACCATCTAATTTACCTCCGGGGCCGCCAATGTTATTTGCCGCGTAAAAATCGGATAACCAGCTCATAGTAATAACCTCCTATTGACCAAT